GCTGGCGTGTGCCAGCCTTTAATCTAAAATATCCTGAATCTTAAAGATAAACCGGAGTAAGTCTTCGTTTTGCGAATCCATTGCCCGGAATTTCCAGTCGTCGCAAAGTTCCTGAATTTTTGCGTGCTGGGTAATAAAATCATCGGTGATGGAGTACCAATCGTCATTCACTTCACGCAGGGCAGAAATTGTCCGCTCCATGTCTTCCGCCTCTTCAAGCAGTCCGTCAACACAATCGGATAATGCATCACGCTGTTCTTCAGCCTTCCATGCTCGGTCAAGAAGTTCTGTGCATTTCTTAACACAGGTTTCTTTCATGATTTCCACAGTTTTCAGAGCATTTGCGTTAAGTTCCTTCTCCTTACGCAGTTTTTCTTTCAGAACGCCGATTTCTTCGGCGTGTGATTCTTCCATAAGGATAATATCTCTTGTGCGTTCTTCCAACAGATATTCTGTAGCCTGCAGTTTGTCTGAAAGCGTGGCATTTTCTTCACGTTCACGGTGCATAATTTCACGCATAGCCTTGTGCTTATGTCGTGCTGCTCCCAGTTCATCCTGCAAGTCGGCAATCTGCACTGCCTTTGCTAAATTATCCTTTTCCAGTCGGGCACACTTCTCCCGTAAAATTTCCATTTCATTTGTCATTTCATTTATTCCTTTCTATTAAAAAAGCCGCCTATCTATCATCAGGCATACGGATTGCGTTGCAGCGGATCTAATGAGATTCCCAATACTCATCGAGATAACCTTTTTCAAAAACAGACTTCCGTTCTTTTGCAGGCAGTTTTTCGTTTAAATTTCCACCTTGTTCTCTCGAAATATCTTCAAGAGTACGTTTTGAATTCATTACATACTTAATTTCCGTGTGATGTTTTGGGCTGATTCCATTTTCAGCTCCGCGATGAAATCTGCCGTAATGGACAGGCTCTTCCCATCCAAGACGCAGCTCAATTTTGCTTGCGACTTCTGCCGCTTCGTCACCATAATCTATGGCACAAAGTTTCTTATTCGCCATATACATTTTGTACACAGCTTGCGTCATTGCAGATGCTTCATAGGTCGGTTTTGCCCAACTACAGGCATTTTTTACTCTGAATCCATTATCATCATAGGCACGGTATACACGCATAATGGGATAACCATTGCGATTAAATTTTATATTATCAAAGTCCTTTACGTAAAAGGCAGAGATACCATCGTGCCCAAAAATTGCCCCTGCGGGCATACGGCGGTCATGGAACCGTACATCATTGTACGGATTTATTTTCATATCAATCCTTTTTCCTTTGAGGCAAGGATTCCAACCACGGGCAATGGCTGTGTCAGGAATAATGCACAAAGATTCGTTTTGTGCGTGAAAATCTACGATTGCATCAGTTGTAATATTGCCCTCTTCACGGCGGCAAAATTTATCCGAGTTAGAATTATAACGCATAATTTCTAAGATTGGAAATTTTCCTGATGCATTCATATCTATGATGTTGTAATTTTTGCAGTAAAATTCACTGCGGGCATCCCATCCATAAATGGTGCCCACTTCAAGCATACGTCCGCAAAATGCAAGCGGCTTTCTTTTTACTACACGCAGGGTGATTTCATTTTTCATTTCATTTTCCTTTCTATTAAAAAAGGACAGACGGGTTGCGTCTGTCCGTGGTAATTCAACTATAAATGGACGCACTTATTGCGTCAGATTCCAGGCACGGTTTGTCCTGACTAAATATTGCCACAATATTTCACGGCTTCATCGAGCGGAATTCCCGCCTCTTTTAACACGCGATACACTTTTTCTAAGTGGTCGCGATATATTTCGCCAAGCAATAAATCCATTTTATCAGACTTTGATTCTTCAAAATCTATGTACTGTACCCATAATTTACGGGCGATTTCGTTTTTATTCATAACGCACCCCACTATCCTGCGATGTATCCGCAAATAAAGATTAAGGCACACGCAAGGATAATTTCTATGGCATGAATACCCCAATCAATTAAAAAGTGGGCAATTCCACCACGTGTGACGTGGTATGTTTTGCCAAAAATTACACGGGTAACGTGTGTTGATTTTTTTCTTTCCATGATTTTTCTCCATTTCCGCCGGTTCCGGCTTAATCGTGTCATGCAAACACTTTCCGCGTGTGCTTTAAGGCTGCACTCTGCAAAAATTTGTTCTATCGTGGCACGCAAAAACAATAATTTTAGTGGAAATTTCCACTTGCAAACCTAAAAAAATAGGCTTGAAACTGGAAATTTTATGCACACAAAAAGCAAGGGGTTTTCCCCTTGCTTTTCTTTGTAATGTTTACTTTTCAATACTTTCCGCTTTTTCCTTGGCGTCCGCCATTGCTTTATCGGCTTTTTCTTTTTCAGCTTTCTGCTTTTCAGCTTTCTGCTTTTCTTTGTAAGCTGTTTTTACTGCATTCTTCAAACCTTTGATGTCGTCTGCTTTTACGAAAGTATCCCCGTCTACAGGATACCCCTGTGCTGTTAATTCGTTGGCACGGTTACGGTACTTTAACCAGTCGCCGTTGTCGTGCTTGTCCGTGTGGTCGTGCAGGTCTACACCTGCTAATACTGCTGCAATGGCTTGTTCTACTGCAAAGGCAAATCGGTTGATTGTTTCGTCTGTGAAGGACTTTCCAGTAAAAGTACCTGCTGTATTTTCCAGTTTCTTGCGGTCTTCCTTTAAGGTAAACAGCTCAGTTGCTAACACAATACGCTTTTCGGCGTCCTCTTCCACCTTTAATTCAGCGGACTTTTCTGAAATGGCTTTACGGCACTCTTTGAGCGCTTTTCCGCTTTCAGTATCAGCTATGGTATTAGGTTTGAATTTAACGCCTAAACCTGTGAGATTAACTTTGCTTGCGTCTACGGATTCATTTACGCCTAAAGCAATTAGCACAGCCTTTAAGTGGTTTGCAGTTTTCTTGCCAGTAGTAACTGCTGTTAACAGATTTCCTATTTTGTCCATGTATTCAAGATACATGTCCTCATTGTAGAAGTCGCTCTTTTTAAGAGCAGTTACCTTGATACGGTCGATGCCTGCAGCCTTGCCCTTTTCGGTCAATATTGCTGTGAAGTCTGGCAGGGTTACTAATTCGCCAATAGGTCCAACGGTTACGGTCTTGAAGTTTCTTTTCATAGTCATTTTTTTTACCTCGCTTTTCTTTGTTATAGTGTCCGGGGATATCCCCTTGCCCGGCGTCTGAGTAGGCACCCGGCAAGGGGAACGGGCAAGCCGTTCCCGGTATATAGTCGCATTGTTGCGTTACCGTCATTTATACTTTCGATATGTTCAGTCCACGAGTGGAACCGCCTAAGCGAGTTACCTCTTGAATCTTCACCGCACCACCGGAGCGAGTGGGTAAAGGTTCGCTGTCGCTTTCTTGCTTGTCTGCCGTGTGGAATCGAACCACATTTCGGCTCAGTAATAGTATAACCGATACTGGAAAGTAAGGGTTAAGTGCCCCTAATAAAATTTTAATTTTCACTTTTCCCAGTTTTGAAAGTTGGTGGAAACGTTGGAATTTCAACATTTACAGCCTTTGCAGTAAAATTTGAAAAATTCAAACAGGGGAGGTATGTTACAACTAAAAAGGTTGAAATTTCAACGATATAAGCACCCGGTTATCAACCCATCTCGTCCCTTGAAATTTCAACGTTCCGAGGCATTTTTGCCTCAAAACCCCCTCAATCGGTAAAAATTTTCGGTAGATCCAGCAATTCCAACAGATCCAGCCATTTAATCCCCCTTAAAATCCATTAAAAATGACACAAAATCTGCAAAATGTGTCACTAAAAACACCCCTAAACCATTGAAAATTCAACAAAAACACCGAAAAAATAAATCAAAAATCTGAAAAAACATTGAAAAATAGCCATTTATCTTAAAAAAACAGTTGCATTATATGCTCAACTGTGCTACACTATAGTTGAGCTTAAAAGTAATAAGTTCGAAGGGAGGGAAAGAGATTATGACAACAGCAAGAATATTTGAATTAAAAGAAGCGGAAGGTAAATTAGTACACTTCCCGCAGCCGCCTAAGAAGCGCCGCACTAACAGCAGCTTGAAATCTGACGGCAAACCAAAGCCTACTAAGGCAGATCCTATCCGCGATGTTGCAGACATTGGCAAGGTACAGGAATATTTTCTGGATAAAGGCAACTTCCGTAACTACATGCTGGTTACATTGGGCATTAACTTCGCCCTGAGAGCCGGGGATTTGCTGAGCATTACATTGGGGGATGTATATGAGACAAGTGGCAAACCAAAGGACTTCTTCTACCTGCATGAAGAAAAAACCAGCAAGCGGAAGAAGGTAAACATCAACTCCCTCTGCAGAGAAATACTGGCAGAAAATTGGGAGGATCTTTATCAGCCGCACATGGAAGAGCCGCTGTTTCCGAGCCGCAACTACGACAAAGAAACTGGCCTGCATAAGCCAATTACCATCCAGCGCCTTAATCAGATACTGGCAGAGGCACAGCGAGATACAGGCATAGTGGATCATATGAGCAGCCACTGCCTCCGTAAAACACATGCTTATCAGACCATGAAGGAGGCCAGCAACAAGCAGGAGGCTCTATACGCAATGCAGCACAAACTAAATCACAGCGACGCAAAAGTGACTATGATCTACTGCGGCATAGAAGATGATATAGTCAGAGAGCTGGATGAAAAGGCCGGAAACTTTACAGGCAACATCCGCCGCAGAAAGTAAAGCAGATTTTCCTGGCCCTTTACAGACCAGGCAACATATAAATGGAGGAATTTATCGATGAAGTGAGAAACATCGATATAAAGTAGAAAGGAAAAGCTCAGAAATGGGTGTATACCCTACCCCTCCACCTACATAGCAGTCAAAAAAAAGAAACGAGGGACTGCACCATGAAAACTTCATAGGGAAAACGGCCCCATGCATGGCGGGGCATAAAGCCGGATGAAAACGCCGGTAGTGACAGAGGCAGCTAAGGGGAGCTGCCCTACCAGACACCAGGGGATACATAACAACAAACAGAGGCCGGGGTAACAGCTGGCCGGGATAAAGAAAGCAGACATGGAAATACAAAAAACATAAACAGATACACAGAAACATAAAAAAACAGGGAACAGAAAAAAAGAAAACAATATCAATTACACTGTATAGTGTAAGAGATGGAGTACAGAGTACTCTATTTTTTCAGTAGTTTTTTCCCTCTACAGAGGGAATTTCTTACGCATACCCCTGTTTAAAAATTCCCTTCCAGGAGGGAAAAAACTTACGCAAACGGGAGGAGATGACTTAGTGCATAAGATACAGTATTTTATAGTGCCTGATGACATTTTTAGTAACGCTGAGAATTGGCAATATGTTATGCCAATATTCATGCAAATCCGCTTCAGGACTGACTTTACGGGGCGTTGTACTACGTCGCCAATTAGACTTTTAAAAGCCTGTGGATATAAATATTTAGGACCAAACAAGTCTAAACAACAGTTGGAAAAAGTTACGGAAACGTTAAACTATCTCGTTTCTGAGGATTTTTTCTATGATCCGGTAGATGCTACAACAGGAGAAGAAATTACGGATTTCAAAAATATTTCACCGTCAACATTCTTTGAGGTGACAATTAACGAAGATTTATGTAATACGTCAGTAAAAGGGTTCTGCCCTATTTATCCATATTTATATGAAAAATTATATAAAAGCTATGAGAAAGCGGCCGGGGTAAAGTTATGGCGGCTTCTTGTTATTTTTTGCTACTTTAGCAAACACGTATGGAAAAACTGGAGCTTCAAATATTGCATGGAAGATGTTGAGCTGTATAAGAAGCAGCGGTTTGAAAATCCGGAATATTATGGCGCCACAATATCACATATTTGTGAAAGACTTGGGAGCAGTTTTTCAAGATCAACAGTTGAAAAGGCCATTGAATACTTGGACAAATACGAAATTGTTCACCGTAGAAAAATTGGATCTATTTTATCTGATAATGGGAGTTTAATACCACTTGGATCAGTATTTGTCTTAGATAAATTCGGATGGAAAGATGAAATTGAAGGAGCTACAGTATTGTGCAGGCTTGAACGCGAACAATATTTTACAAAACAACCAATATCGAAGGAGGTAAAAGTGACGAATTAGTTACTGATTAAATATGACAGAGGGTACGACAGGATTAAGCTGCGCAAACTGCCAGTGGGCAGATCAATGCGGCGGCAATGAGATTTGTGAGTATTTTGACTCGCTAGAAGATATGGATTGGGGAATCCAGAATGAAGCAGATGAATATGCGGCGGCTTATAGAAGCTATCGCCGGGCAATGGAATGTGATGCAAGAGAAGCATCATTTTTTATTTGCTAAAATTTTTTAAGGGGGAAATGAGAAAATGAAAAATGAAATTACAGTATTTAACAACGAAGTATTTGGAAATTTACGTAGTGTAAATATTGACGGTGAACCTTGGTTTGTAGGAAATGATGTTGCGGAAGCTTTAGGGTACGCTCGCCCACGTAAAGCCATTCTAGACCATGTGGACGAAGAAGACAAAATGAAGGACGTCCCAATTCGGGACCCCCATGGTGTAGAACAATATCCCACATGGATTAATGAGTCGGGATTATACTCATTGACACTAAAAAGTAAACTTCCTGCGGCAAAAAAATTTAAGCGTTGGGTAACATCAGAAGTTCTTCCTTCTATTCGGAAGACCGGCGCCTACATGTTGCCGGAAGTTCTGCAGCAAGCTACAGAGGATCCTGAGTACTTGAAATATATCGTCAACTTATTGAACGAAGATCAAAAACGTAAACAGTTAATTACAGTTGAAGTAGTGAAATTGAATACATCTTACCACGACTGGAATAATACACAAGTTACGCCACTGATAAATGAGTTACAAAAGTTTCATCCGTCTCATACAAACTATGAGATGTTAAAAGCTACTTACCGTGCGCTTAAAGCATATGACGGATTTGATGTTTATGCTATGAGGGATAACTTTATAGCAGAGCAAATGCACATTGCAAAAGAAAATAATCTTGAAGTATCATCTGATGAATTTAGAGTTCCATATCTTTATATGATTTACGAAAACATGGAATGTCGTCTTCGATATATGAAGACGTTATATGAGATGATTGAAACTGAGTATTCCCAGGGGGTGACCGCTTAATGTTTGCACCAAAACTTTATACGGTATATAAAATCCCTATGCGGGATATAGCGGCGGCTGATTACAACATTGAACGGTCAGAGGATGAATTGCGGCGGTATAAAATCCGGCAACAAGATGGCAGTATGCTAAGACTTATTAGACTTATCACCGGCGATGATGGTCAATTCAATCCGTATATTATCTTTGTGAATATCGATAAGAAGGACGAAGATATTATCCGGCGGATAGTTATGGAGGGTTTCTGGCTTAACGGTCGGCACTTTATAATGTCCGAGCGGTCGGCCTCTATGACACGAACTGGAATTCTGAGTTTTGTTGATGAAGAAATCGAACCGGAACTTAACCGGCGAATAACGATGGATATCGAGTTTGATAAAACTGTACTGAGTAAATAATACATTTGCTCCTCTGTGTGGCGACATACAGAGCAAACTCCTTTAATTGCTGGAACTCCCTTAGAGCATCGTCGGCTACAACATAATCATGAAATATAGATAGGTGTGAATGCGAAAAAACAACGATGATTGGGAAATCAGCAGCCAAGTCTCGAATAGAGAAAGGTTCATCGACTATTCCGTAAGGAAGTACGCTAAGCGGCGGAAATGGGGAGCGTCTCACTGAGATGAAGATATAGTCAGTGCTCTATGGAAACATAGAGAAATTGAATTTGTGATAAAAATCTTAAATGAAAGGAGGAACAAAATGTTAATACTTGAACGAGAAATTGAAATGATAGCAGTTACAGAAAAAAATGCAAATTATTATCGTAATAAAGGATATAATGTACAACTTAGAATACCATTTAATGTTAAACCTATAGATCTTCCACCAGGCTCAAACAAGAAGGTATGGGTTAAATGTGATTACTGCGGCAAAGAATATCAGATGGTATTTCAAAAATACATCAAGCGTGTTTTAGAGGCGACAGTACATAAATGTGCATGTAGAGAGTGTGAACATCTTAAGATTGCAGAGAGCAATATGATTAATTATGGTATGAGTACCAATGCTTTGCCGGAAGTAAAAGCAAGGAAGTTACAATCCAACAGAGACAACTACGGTGTCGATAACCCAATGCAACTTAAGAAGTTTCAAGATAAACAAAAACAGACAATGGTTGATAGATACGGTGTCGAATATTCTGCGCAAAGCTCTACATTAAGAGCGAAAACAATAAATACTTGGATGACGAATTATGGAGTAAATCACCCATCAAAATCAAATGAAATTTTAGAAAAGAGAAATAAGAATAATTTAGAAAAATACGGAGTCGAACATACCCTGCAGTTAGATTCGGTTAGAGAACAGATAGCGCAAACTTCATATAAGAATAGTACTTGTAAAGTCAGTGCAGAGCAGCTTCATCTAAAAGAATTGTTTAGTGCAGATCTGAATTATCCTATCGGGAAATATAATGCTGATCTTCTTCTTGCTGATGATGTGATTCTTGAACTTGATGGAAGTGGACATGAGTTAAACATACTTTATGGAAATGTAAGTCAAGAAGAATTTCAGAGAAAAGAAGAACGACGTACAAGATATATTTTAAGCCAGGGATATAAGATTATCAGATTCTCTCATAAGAGACATACACGTATTAGAGACTGGAAATATATAGACGCTTTGGAGAAATGCTTGGATAAGTTAGACGCCTATAATTGTGTGTGTTATGATTTTGATACAGATGAACTTATAGTATAAGACTTTTAATCACAAATTCAACTGTATGAGATTAGCGAACTTATACAGTAACAAATCAGAAATATTATAGTTATAGAGGTTTACTCCTGAGCGCATGTCATATGTTAGAAGGATTCCGACCAAAAGTTATCGTTGTTCCAGATTACTTCCGCATAGTTCCGGATCAGCATATTAAGTACGCTTACGACGACACTATTGAGTTTATTGACAAAGAAGGTCGTGATCGAATTTGGACACAGAAATCTATTGGGCAAGATATAAGAGATATAGAAATTAATGCATTTGATGGATGTGGTATCCACCACCCTGCTATTTCTCGCCAGGTTGAAGAGATCCTTAGAAGTAAAACGCAGATGTCTAGTATTCTGTGGAGAATGCCTTGGATTAAAGGAGTAACCCATGAATTAGATTATTCATCTTTCTTTAATGAAAACGGAGTTCACACAATAAAGGATATGTGGGGAGTAGAACATGACGTGAATGATCCAATGATTATCTGTACTGAATCAATGTATAAAGGGTTTAAACATTTTAAGGTATATGGAGATGAACGGGATTGGGAACTATATTGGGAAAAGTTTGAAAAATATGACCACTGTATTGGTATTGCGAAATGGAATTTTACCGCCGATGAAGAGCCGGTATATACCCGGGCAAACTATCAGATACTCCAAGACCTTAACTTACCTTATGAACAATTTAGAGAACTTGCTACTTATAGTGTAGAGTGGGCTGAGAAAATTATCAGCGGCGACCCCCTCTACACTTTTTGTTTTCTGGGAATGATGGCCGACAATCATGTTCCAAAGAATGATTACGCCGCGGCCATATTAAAGAATCCTGAAATGATTAAGGAACAGAGCGTAAAAAAATATCTGATGAGTTTGCTGAGTAAATATCGTGACGATATGAAGTGTGGGAAACTTTGGATGAAGGCAGCTTTTAAGTTTTTAACTCCAGACTTGATTATGCTTATGCAACATATTGGTGGACTTGAACCAATCGGATGCCTGGAATCCAATGAGTTTTATTCTCATAATAAGGACGGCGTTATCCTTGGAGAACGGTTGATTGAAAGAAATCCTCATATCTGCAAATCCGAACATGTTATTCTTACTGGCGTTCAGAATGAATTAACAAACATCTACTGTTCACATTTGGATAATATTTGTATGATAAATTCAAAAAGTATTACGAACGCACGTTTGAATGGTGCCGATACAGATGGCGACCTTGTTTTCTTAATCGATAACCCATTGATGATGAGTGGTGTCGATCGAAATGCACAAGTTGTTATGGATACAGAAGATAAAATTACTGCAATGGCCGAAGAAGACACTCCGGAAAATAGAGTGTCTCTAGTATTGAGAACTATTAATTCTTTAATAGGCGAATGCAGTAATACATCAAGTTGTTTCCATAATAAGAAACCAAAGAGTGAAGAGGTAAAGAAAAAATATGAGAGCTACATTGACCTGCTCTCAATTATTAACGGTAATCGCTTTGCCGTTATAAAATTTCGTGAACCCCGCCCGGGGGTGTAGGGTTATACCCTGCTAACGGTCAACTAAGCCGAAAGGCTAAGGTGGTAAGAGAACCTAAATCCATGCTGGATACGGTAATACCGTGCGAAGCACCGCAAGGTGAACGTGTAGAGACTAATGGTGATGAGTGTAACCATGTAGGAGAAGAGATAGGCACTTCTTCCAAGCGCGAAACTACATAGTAGAAGATATAGTCCACATTCCATGAAAATGGAAATTGTTTGAAGGCGATAGATTACGCAAAAACCGGGGTGTTATATAACATACCAAAACACATAGCAAAATATAGCAAACCCCTCCCCTACTTTATGAAGTATGCATCGGAGTACTACGGCGGCCTTCACACCTTCTCCAATGCGCCGAGCAATATGAATCGGCTCTGCAAAGATCTGGAGAAGTGGTCGCAGCGGCAGCATTACACCATCAACAGCCGCGATTTCGATTGGACAATTATGTTGGATGATTCTATTCCACATGATGAAGATAAGCAGGAGCAGATAAATAGGACCTATCTTGAATTCTGCCGCGAGATGTCTACCCTCGCCCACGACCAGTCACAGATTCGTAAATATGGGGATGAATCACTGAGCAAATACGATGCACGTAACTTTACAATTAACTGGGGATATTATTACGATAGATATCGCGAACGTTGTCAGGAGATTTGCCCAGATATTAAAGAATTGGCAAACTTGGCAGTTAGAGCTTGCTATGAATATTATCCTCAGAAAAAGAACAGTAAGTTTATGTGGCGTGTTGCCGGCGAAGGTATTGTACAAAATATTGACCAACAGACCTTCCCCCTTCCAATGCGGGATGATAAAGGTGAATATGAGTATTTGGGAAAACGCTATAGATTTGAAAATATAATTATATAAGGGGGAATTTGAGATTATTAATGAAAGAGTTGAGGTTCAACAGTACCTCCAGGGGAAAAATCTGCATCGCGATATTGAATATCGTATTTGTTTGTTGCTGGCGAAGTGGTATTACGAACAGGGGTATACTACTGTAGAAGGAATTAGAGAACAGTTAAAACACTGGGCTAAAGAAAATCGTTTTTACTTTGAGGTGGCCATGAATCCGGTGGCCGCCCGGGTAATTAATGATAAAATGAAACTTCAGGGAGATTATACGGTATATATCAGCGACAATGATATTAATGAGATAAAGGAGCGTTTTGACAATTACTATGAGCGTTTGGTAGCCTTAGGGGTGCTTGCTTATGCTAAAGTATATGCTGATAAAAATGGCGAATTTAAACTGTCTCATTCTGGTGTATCCAGATGGCTTGGTATAAATTTGCAAACGGTTACCAAATACATTGATATGCTTGAGCGGCTGAAATACATAAAGAAAGTCAAGACAGGAACAACAAAGTCGTGGTATCAGAAAACAGTAGCGGTTCAGCTGAATAGATACCGCATTTTAGTTCCGTATGAAAATACCGGCACTCATGCATTGGCAAACAACAACATTGCGGCGGCTTATGACGAGATCTTTAATGGGTGTAATTATGACGCAGAAGAATGGTATCCTATCCCAGGATTTAATGACTGGTACGAAGTTAGCAATATGAATCGTGTGAAAGCCAAAGAAAGAGAAATCGGATTGCGACTTTATCCAGAAAAAATCATCAGACCTTTCAAGAGTAAGTCCGGTAAATTATATGCAAATTTAACAGACGAAAGCGGTAAACAGAGAAAACTTAGCATAGAAAAACTCCTTGAAATTTCCAGATAAAAAAGACCTGTGTATTATGAAATCTAAGTATATAGACTTATAAGAATGTACAAAAAACAAACTTTTATATACTTAGATTTCAAATACAAACACAAGGAGAAACGGAATAATGATTATGATTACAAAAGCGGAAGCCGATTATATTAGAGAACATGCTAAGAATGTTCGTATTGTAACCACTGGCAGAAATAAGAACAAGAGACAGAAGAAGAGATATGCTGATGAAAGCAGAGAAACTTATCGTCTCCTGCAGCGTTTCCATACCACTAAGTAGTGAGGTGCGGTATGGGGGTTACATGGAAGAGATTATCCGGAGAAACTGAAAACGGATATATATATAGAATCTGCTCCAACAAAGAAGCTATTGGTACTTGGTATGATGTTGCTGACATTCTCAATGCGGAACTTGGAAGAGAATGGAATGAATCAGCCTATCGTAAGAAATATCAGAGTGGCAAAGCTTTTTTAGAAGAAAAAGAAGATGAGCTTTTTGAGAGCGAATCCTATATTGAAAAAATGCGTAAAGAGCGAGAGGAACTGCAGCGTGAAAGAATCAAGTTGCAGACCGAAAAGCTTGAATATAATAAATGGCTGAGAGAGCACGCTAGGGACGAGTTGTTTGAAGAAAAGATAGTTAATAGTATTTATGAAGTTCTGGGGACAGTGCAAGCGCCTAAAGCCATACCTGTTAAACGTAGCGAAAGATGCGGAGTATTAATTTTTGGTGATACACATTTCGGGAAAGATTTTACTATTAAAGGTCTAAATGGAGAAATCATCAATGTATATAACCCGGAAGTTTTTGAATCTCGAATGAATCAGTTATTGTCTGAAACAATTGATTATTGTAAAAAAGAAGATCTAAAATATATAAAAGTATTATGTTTAGGAGATTGTCTTGATGGCTACTTAAGACATTCTCAGGCGTTTAGTTTGAGATATGGAGTTATTGAATCAGCGATCAAGTTTGCAGATTATATGGCGCAGTGGTTCATGGAATTATCAAAATATGTTGCTGTAGAGGCTGGCTTTACAACTGGCAATCATGGAGAGCTTAGGTTACTTGATGGTAGAAAAGGTCAACATCTAAACGAAAATATAGAAACTGTTATTGTCGAAATAATCAAAATTTACAATAAAGATAATATTAATTTTGAATTAATTCCAGATAATTGCGGATATATCTTTACGGATGCTGTTGGGTATTCATTACTTGGCATCCATGGTGAAGTAAAAGATGCAGTGGAAGCAGTTAAAGAATTTTCAAATGTGTATGATAAAAAAAATCGATTATCTTTGCACTGCTCATAAGCATCATGCATCTTATAATAATTGTGGCACCCGGCGTGGAGTTATTGGGGTTGGATCTATTATGGGCAGCGATGATTTTTTTATGAAAATCCGTAGAGCTGCAGATGCGACGGCATCTCTTATAATTTTTGAAAAAGGCAAAGGCAAGGTTGATGATCATACTTTTGTATTAAATTAAATATCGTAAAACTTCGACAGGACAGAGGATAGCTCCCTTTTCTATTTGCTGCTACAGATAGATTACTGTCGATTTTATTATATCTTTTAGCAGGAGGATATAATATGAGTGGTAAAAAATGTGGAATATATTGTATAAAAAATTTAGTAAATGAAAAAATGTATATTGGACAATCTATATACATACAAAAAAGATGGCGAACACATAAGAGTGCTTTAAGAGGTAATAAGCATCATAATTCCGAATTGCAAGATGACTGGAATAAGTATGGAGAGGAAAATTTTATTTTTGAAATACTTACGGAATGTACTAAAGAAGCTTTAGATATTTTAGAAGTAGAATATATTCATGAGTATGGAACATTCTGGAGCGGGTACAACAATGACTTTGGTGGAGAACATACAAAAGGACATGCGAGTTGTTATAATGATATTGAAAAAACTGCTATTAGCGAATCCAGAGCAGAAGCACAGTCTCATAGGAGTATAGCTATTATACAGATTGACTTTGATGGTAATGTTGTGAATAAGTGGAATAGTATATCCGCGGCAGCAAAATCATTAAATATCAGATCTCAAAGTTTGTATGATGCGGTACACCAAAATGGCCGGAAGACTCTTGCTGGATATATATGGGTAAAAGAATGTGATTATACTCCGGATATTATCATTAGTGATTATTTTAATTCGCATAATGTTAGTAGAAAAGTTGTTCAGTATGATAAATTAGGAAATGTAATTAATATATATCCTAATTTTAATTATCTTAACCGATATACAGAGTACGATGGTAGTTGTGTTCGTAAGTGTTGTATAGGAGAAAAGCTTTCATATAAAAACTTTATCTGGAGATACGATGGGGATGTATTTGATAAATACCCAACGCAAAAAATCTCTCGTGCCAGAAAAATATATAAATATACTCCTGATGGTAAATTAGTTGATATTTATCTTTCGACAAACGATGCAGCGAAAAAGACCGGATATAATAAAAATAGTATTGCCAATGCATTATCTGGGAAAAGCTTATCTCATATGGGATATATTTGGAGATATGAAGGAGAATCTTTTGATAAATATAACACTAATATAAAAAATGTCAAACAAATAGAACAGTATGATTTAGATGATAATTTTATAAAAATATTCGACAGCACAAGTGTTGCTGCTAAAGAGTTAGGCGTGAGTAAAGATATGATTTACAAATGCCTATGCGGAAAGTGCAAAACCGCACACGGTTTCATTTGGAAATATGTATAGTATTAAACAGAACTCACCACGCCTCTGATTCATGCGCAACCCGGTAGGATATATGCGAGCTCCCCACGCCTATGTGTCATTACATTAAAAATTTACTGGCATACGCGGACCACGGGGAGCCTTTTTAATTTTTTGAGAACTGGAGAAATAACATGACGACAAAAGAATTATTTGAGGCAGTAGCCCTCGAAAACGAAATAGATCCTCGGCTGGCCAAGAAAATATGTCAGTCGATGTTAGATATAATCAAGAGAGAATTAAAAGACGGTAGATCCGTAACAATTTCTGCTTTTGGTGTTTATGAAACCAAAATTAGAGAACAGAGAAATGGATATAATCCAAAAAGCAAAGAATCAATTGTAATTCCAGCTAAAAGATATCCGGTGTTTAGGGCAGCAAAAGCCCTTAAAGAAGAAATAAGCGAGTAACTCTTTTCTTTCTTTATATAGCATTACTACATCACACTCCTTTCCTTTTCACTTTTATTTTTTTGCTCCTTTTTATACATAGTGGTGTAGTAATGCATTATTGGAGGGCGGCAGAGTTGGAGAGCTGCGCCTGACTGTAAATCAGGTGCTTCAGGCTGAGTGGGTTCGAATCCCACCCCTCCAACCATAATTTTCTCAGCGCTGGCATACCGCGCATATAGTATGCTCCCCTTTTATTTTTTACGGGAGGTAAGAGACATGGATTTTGATATGACGGAACTTGAAGTTTTGGATTTTATAAATAGAAGATTTTCCTTTGAGGATAGATGGCTATCAGGCAACTGCTTTTATTTTGCCAAGATATTGCAAGATAGATTTGGCGGCAGTATATATTATTTACCTATCATTGGTCATTTTGTTACTAAGATAGATGGTAATTATTATGATTGGACCGGCAAATTAAGCGATGAGCAATTAGCAGAAGATAGACTGACATCATGGGATTATCTTAAATACGCAGATCCCCTACTTTATCATAAACTTATAAGAGATTGTGTGAATTAAAAATGTGCGACATTAGTCTAGCTGGTTAAAACGCCAGACTGTTAATCTGGATAGCCTTGGTTCAAATCCAGGATGTCGCGCCATCATGGACGGGTACCGAAGTGGTCATAACGGCGCAGACTTGAAATCTGTTGTGTCAGCTAGTACCTGACGCGTGGGTTCAAATCCTACCCCGTCCGCCATAAAATTTATCGGAGAGGTATGCCCTCTCCTTTTTTATTTTAGTGAAACGGAGGTGCTGCCGATGGGCAGAAAACCAAAAGTGGTGGCACCAGAGCCACCAGAGATAAAAAATGATATAAAACTTTACAAGTGTGTTTGTTGTGGGAAAGAAACAGATACTCCTAAAGGCACATTTTACAAAAGCCAGAGTTCGATGTTTGAAGCCAATGATGGATATGCCCCATTATGTCAGAAATGTGCTCAAGCTAAGTTTGAAGAATTTTCAAACAGATTTGATGAGCGAACTGCAATGGTGATTTTATGTCACTATCTTGATGTACCTTTTTTCTACGCACTGTATGACAGCGTAAGAGTTAATAATGATACATTTACAGTAGGCACCTATCTTAGACAGCTTAATCAAAAACAATACACTCGGAAGAGTTTTGTCAATACATTGCTCGATAAGAAAGAGCTAATGGTAGATGCACAGAAGTTTGAAGATATTAAAGAAAATACAAGATGGAAAATATCTGAGCAAAGAAATAAAAATAATGCAATTGATATTATTGGATACGATCCATTTGAAGGATATAGCGAAGATCAAAGACGATTCTTGTTTAATAATATCATTAATTACCTCGAAGAAGATGGTATTGAAGATGATAATTTTAAGATGTCTCAGATTATACAACTTGTAAATAACAACTACCAAATTAGCCAGGTTGATATGGCGATAGCCAGACTTGACGCTATAACACAGATTACTGATATACGAATTCTTCAGGCAGCTAAAAAGAGTCTTGTAGATGCGAATGATAAGATTGCCAAGGAAAATGGGATATCTGTTAAGAATCGACTGAATCAACAGGCTGGTCAAAATACATTCACATATAAGATTAAGCATATGAGAGAAATTGATATACCAGAAGCTGAGGCAAACTTTTATAATCAACTTAAAGGAATTGGTTCTCAATGGGCTGCTAATATGAGTTTAAAGGCTATTCGTGAGAATGGTTTTTTTGATGAAAATGATTTCAAGGATATCCTTGAAAATCAATATAAGATGATTCAGGATCTTCAGTCAAAGCTTGATGATGTTGAAGAATCCAATCGCTTACTCCTTATAGAAAATGATGAATTAAAGGAGGGCGGAAAACGTGGCAAGTAAAAATCAGAAAATTGCGATGACAGATACAAAATGGAATAATTTTGTTATGGATGCTAAGCTGTTGAGTTACTTCAGACGGAATCCATGTATTGCAGCTAAAGAACTTCTTTTTGTATCACTGCTTGATTCGCAGAAATATATACTAACTTCTTCGTGGAATACACCACAGAATGTTTGGGCTTGCTCTCGAAATTTTGGCAAGTCTTTTTTAATTGCAGTAATGGCTATTTTGAAGGCTGTTTTGTATGAAAATCAGAATATTTACATAATTAGTTCGGTTGGTTCACAGGCTAAATCCTTGGCGTGCTAGTCAGTAATGATTAGTATTATCAGGGGGTAAAATCGGCGAATCCTAAGTCATTTGATATGGCAACGCCGAGGTAAGCTGGCGGATAGCGAAAGGCCGCCAGACACCGTAACGCATAGGTGGTGAATAAATATAATCCACCCACGAGTGCCCCTCACCCTACTCTTTTGAGGGGTGAAAACGTATGCTGAACTTATTCGAAAGAATAAGAAATGTCGGATAAAAAGCCGGCATGATAACATTCAAAAGAAGGAAACTTTTTTAAAGATTCAAGAATTAGTACTTAGACAAGGTAGAACTGCAGAGTCTTTTGACTTTCAAGGAATGCCAAATTATATACGACATGAGATTGTTACGAATCCGTCGAACAAAGATGGGTTTAAGCATTCACCAGAATCATATTCCGTATCATTTTATAATGGTAGTACTATTTATACATTGAATTCAAAACCGGACAACATTAGAGGTTTACTGAATTGCACTAAGTTTGCCTCTCCACTTAGTAATAAGTGTGCATGAAACTGAGGAAGAAAACTGGGAGCCTGAGATGGTAATCAGACTGGAAGGCTGATGGTAATACATTGGTCACAGGCAGAGCGTACCGGATGAAACTATTTATAGAATATAATTCCGGCAAGAGTCCTCGGCCCCTATTAGGGTGAAAAGGTACGCCAACCTTACAGGAATATGAACTGTAAGAACTATGGGATAAAAAGCCTGTAGGGTAATAATTGAAACGTGCAACCGTAATATTCTTCGACGAAGCGGCGTTTTGTTCAGAAGAAATTCTATCAATCGCTGCAGCCTTTGGTGCTCAGGACAATGACTTTAAAACCTCTGCATCAGAAAATTTTGATTTGAGAAAAAGACCAAAACAGGTTCCAGTCCAGGTGGTTTATGCATCATCTCAGGATAGCATGGATACTGTGTTTTATAAAAACTATAAGAATTTCGCAAAAGAAATGATCGCAGGTAATCGTAATTTCTTTGTTTGCGATATGCCATGTACAACAGCAATTCAGGTATATATGGATGGCGAGCCTCACGCACCTTTGTTATCACAGGATCTTGTTGATACTGAAATGAAAAAAAATCCTGAAAAGGCAAGGCGCGAATTCTATAATATTCCGACTATGGATGGTGGCGTAACTCAAATTATCAAATGGGGTACAGTCCGACGCAACGAAAAAACTATCATTCCTTATGCCGAATGGAAGCCGAACAATCGTATTGTTATGGCATTTGACCCTGCTCGTACAAACGACAACTCTATTCTTGGAGTTATGAATCTCTACGAGGATCCAGAATTAGGATTATGTGGTCAAATCATTAATTGCGTAAATTTTATAGATACGGCAAGTCGAAATAAATATAAGCTTGATGTTAATAGGCAAGTTGGATTACTGCGTCACTATATTGCTACATACAATGGAGATAATCCAGATTATGAATATATTGATATGATATATCTTGATGCTGGTGCCGGAGGAGGCGGTCAGCTTTATGGAGATTTATTACTAAATGATTGGTATGATTCAAAAGGTCGTAAACATCATGGTTTGATTGATAAATCAAATGAACTATATGATGGTTATACAAAAACATATCGTGATGCTGTAGATAAAATTCGACTAATTAATCCACGAGCATTACGTACTCAGATGGTAGAAGAGTTTATAGAATTGTTTAATCTCGGTGTGATCAAACTTCCAATAGAATATAGTGGTCAAGATTTTATTAGAATTCCAATTCCAGAAGACGAGAAACCAAAGCGCCGAGGAAAGCAATCTGAGGACGATACGTCCGATGATAAGTTGTATTATTTAAGCCAGGATGAAAAATTATCATTGTCTCAGATTGATCTTATGAAGACAGAAATTACATCTATCCATAAGTTTACTAATCCTGATAATACTACGGTAAGGTATTCACTGCCTAAAGAAAAAGAAAACAAAATGCATGACGACCGTTTTTATGTGGCAATATTGCTTGCCCATCGTCTCTATGAACTTCGTCGTGAAAAAGCGATAAAGTCACGTAAAAAGACTAAAGATACTTCTGCCCTATTGCAAATGCGGGCACCAAAATTATATAGATAATGAAAGGAGGTTGTGAGTTGGCAACCAAAAACTCAAAAAAGAAGGCCCAACAAAAAGCCTCCAAAAAATTATCAGTTGCAGAACGTCGTAAACATCTTGAAAGACTTGATAGTCAGATGTACGCTGCTCAACTGGCAAAGTTGATGGTGTCTGATATTGGTAAGAAAGCTACTCGTACATACACACAGTATACTAAAGAAAATTACCGCACATATATTCAGAATCCATCATCTAATGAAAAAAATATTAGAGAGATGTCAAATTTTTTCTATCGTGCATCAATGCCGTATAGAAGATTTGTTAACTATATGAGTGACATCCCTCTTTTTTATTGGAATCTAACTCCTCAGCTGGATTTTACGAGCACTGTTAGCCCAGATAAAATATTAAAAAATTATTATAAAATCCTTCAGATATTACAGAATATGTCAATGCCTCATGAATTCCGTAAGATTTTGAATACGGTGTTTCGTGAAGGTATTTTCTATGGGTTTATTTATACAGATAAGAACTCATTCTTTATCCACAAATTAGATCCAGAATACTGTAGAATCGTGGAAATTGAAGCTGGTTGTTTCAACTATGCTTTTGACTTATCATTCTTTGATAAGTATGCAACATATCTTGAATATATGGATCCATACTTTACTACTCTATATAACGTATATCAAAGAGATAAAACAAATCAACGCTGGCAACTTGTCGATCCACAGAGATCTATCTGTATTAAAACTGATCCAGACAACGTTGATGAAAATTTACCAATGTTAATTGGTATTTTTGAAGCATTGATTGACCTTATTGATGCTCGTACACTGCAGCGTAGCAAAGATGAAATACAGAACTATAAGCTAATTGTTCAAAAGATTCCTTATTTTGATGACACTAAAGAAGTCGATGACTTCAGTTTGGATATTGAAACTGCTCTGAAGTTCTATCGTACATTAGTTGATGTTGTCCCAGAGGCTGTAGGTGTTGCACTCTCCCCTATGGATGTAGACACTATAGATTTCAAAACAGATGATAATAGTAATGACTTAATAGCTACATCAATGAATAATGTTTTTGATGAATCTGGTCTACCAAAATTGTTGTTTAACTCAAACACTACAGGTTCAGTTGGATTAGATGGCTCAATTAAGACGGACGTTGCCTGGGTATGGAAGACAGTTGAATGTCTTGAACGTTGGGTGCAGCGTTACATTATGTATAACACTACAGGTAATACAAAGTATTTCTTTGAAATATTAAGAGTAGATATTTTTAATCGCGATGCGGTTTCAACTCATGAACTTGCGTTAGCAAATAGTGGTGTGCCAAATAAAATGAAGCTTGCCGCAACAAGTGGAATGAATCCATACGAAACTCTGTCTGCTCAGATTTTTGAAAATGAAGTTTTACAGCTGCATATGAAATGGATTCCATTGCAAACTTCTTACACGCAGTCAGGTGAAGCTGATGCTGAAATAAAAGAGCCAAATGACGAAGGCGATCGTAACGCTGATGCAAATGGTAATGTTGATGAGGTGGAATAAAATGAAACCTGGCACAAAATTTATTTTTACTAAAGATGAGAAAACCAAGAATAAACTTATTGAAGCTGGATATAAACTTATCTGCGAAACTGCTGGTGGGTGGCAATTTATAAATAAGAATGAGTTGGTTTTTGATAAATATGACAATGTGTTTATTACAGACACATTAACATTTTAATGGCTGGCACTCCAGTCTTTTTTTATTTTTTGAAGAAAGGAGGTGTTGGCTGTTGGATAAGGAAATGAGGTTAGAATATTCCTCTGCTCTGCTAAATCTCGTTGAAATTAATCCGTCGTTTGATTTGGGTACGTTACGGATTGCTTATACAGGTAAAAACAGAAATCGTTCATTTATTAGTAAAGAAGCTTTTGAACGTGCGATTCCTACTATGTTTGGTTGCCCAGTTGTGGCGAATTATATTCGCGAAGAAGATGAGATTGGCAGTCACGATGGAGAATTCATAACCACAAAAGACGGTGACATCGATTATGTTAACATTACACAGCCCGTTGGATTTGTACCACAGAATGCTGCTTGGAAATGGGAAATAGTCGAAGACAATAATGAAATTCATCAATATCTAACTACAGAGGTATTATTGTGGAAACGCCAGGAAGCCTATTCCAAGATTAAGGAAAATGGCATTACTAAGCAGTCCATGGAAATTACCGTTAATGAAGGTGAGATGCGTGATGATTACTATCAAATTAATGATTTCTACTTTACAGCGTTTTGTCTCTTAGGCACTGCAGAACCATGTTTTGAATCTGCTGCCCTCTTTACTTTTGAGCATATGGATCAGTTTAAAAAGGAAATGAGCGAAATGCTTGAAGAATTCAAGTTGGCATTTGCTGCCGATGAAAAATTCCACGCAAAGGAGGGAAATGAGAAAAACATGGACAAGTTTACTGAACTGTTAGCACAGTACAACGTATCTGAAGAAGATGTAACTTTTGAAATTGAAGGTTTGTCAGATGAAGAATTGGAATCTGCTTTTGCTGAAGCATTTGCAGTCGAAGAAGAGCCCGAAGAACTTACAGAAGAGTTTGCAGAAACTGATGATGTAGAACTTGAAGCAGAACATGATGAAGAACCTGCAGCAGATTTTGCTTTGGCAGGCCAGGTTCGTGAAACTTTAAGTCGAGCTATCTATTCAGCTGAAACAATTGAAGGTGAATGGGGTTCTTATCCACGTTATTACATGGTGGATTATGATGAATCCGCATCAGAAGTTTACTTTGAAGATACAACAGATTGGAACCTGTACGGAACATCTTACTCTTTTAATGGCGATAACATTGTTGTTGATTTTGAAAGCATGAAGAGAAAGAAATATTCCATTGTAGATTTTAATGAAGGCGAAGAAACATTCTCATTCAAGGGGTATGTTGAAATCTTTATGAATGCTTACACTGAAAAATCCAGCGCGTCTTATATTGCTCTGGAAGAAAAGTATAATGCTTTACTTAAAGCAGAAAACGGTAGATTAGCTAATGAGTTATTCGATGAATTCGAAGAACAGTTAGGCGGATCCCCAGAGTTCGAGGCTTTAAAGAAAGCTAATGATTTGTTTAACTTAGAAGAACTTGAAAATCAGCTGTTCGCCATGGTTGGCAGAAAGCGATTCAATTTAAATAAGAAAAGTTCTCAGAGACCGGCAAAGGCTCCGTTAATCCCAGCTGAAAAACCAGCTGCAAATGGACCTTATGGCGATCTTTTTAATTTTATTGAAAAGTAATCCAAAGGAGGAATACAAACATGGCAATTACTAGACAGAAGTATGGCTATGCAGAATCCAGTGCTCTGAGAGCTACCAACTGGGGCGGCCATATTGTTAACGTTATTGACGAAAAGAATATCTTAGAAAACGGTATGCTGGTAGTACTGGGCAAGGACATTGACAGAGAAAATCGCGAAGCAGTAACTCCAACTGAAAAGGATGAAGTTTATCTGGTATTAGATGTTATTCTGCCATACGATGAATCTTCCAGAATTTATCAGCACGAAATGTATCACTATGCACACGAAGAACTGATTGGTCATCCAACAAGAACATATGAACTGTTTGAAAATGACAGATTTGCTATCGCTGATTACATGGTAACAGCTCCACTGGCTGGTGCAGGCGAAGCATGTGTTGTTGGCAACTATCTGGTTGTTGATGAAAACAGAAAGTATAAGGAAGTAGCTGCGGACGCAGATATTACTGGTTATGGTTTTGTAGCTGTAATCCAGGAAATTGATTACAAGTCCGGTTTAACTCTGTACAGACTGAGAGTTGTACAGAATAAGCAGGTTGCTTAATAGAAAGGATGGTCGTACGATATGAATAACTTTAAGAAACTGTTAATTGATACCGGCAAAGGCTGTCCTGTACAGTACTCTGTTGGTGAATCCAACCAGGCAATCAGAAAGAAATTTAATGAAATTCTGGGCACTGATGAAAATTCTTCTGTAAAGGATATTAGAAGAGCATATAGAACTCACAAGTATGAAATCTTTGCAATTATCGAAGATGTTATCGACGAACTGCTGGTTTCCGGTTGGGGCGAAAACCCATTCTTCAGAGACTTTGTTGAAATGAAGAATCTGGCTGATGGCGACAGAAACGAATTCTATGTAGAAGACGATTCCGTTCTGACTGTTTCAAGATTTTCAGGTAATCACCACAACCTGGTGCGTGAAAAATTGGGTCTCGGAAGCTCCTTCTCCGTAAACACTTCTTGGTATGGTGTAAAGATCTACGAAGAATTCGAAAGATTTATGGCTGGTAGAATCGACTGGGCTCACATGGTTTCCAAGATTTACGAAGCAATGGATAAGAAGATCAATGATATGCTGTATCAGGCATTCCTGGGTCTGGATGAAATTGTTCCTGCTGAATATAAGTTTACCGGAGACATTACTGAAGAACAGTTACTGCATATTATCGAAATGGTAGAAACTGCAACTGGCAAGGAAGTAGTTATTGCAGGTCCAAGAGCTGCTATCTCTAAGATTGGTGCTCTGACTGGTGCTGATATGTGGTCTGATGAAATGAAGAATCAGAGAAACACACTGGGTCAGCTGGGTGTATGGAATGGTGTAAAGCTGATGAGAGTACCACAGGTATTCGAAGCTGGTAAGAGAGAATTCGCTTATCCAGAAAATAAGTTCTACATTCTGCCTCTGACTGACAATAAACCAATTAAGATGGTTTATGAAGGTGATTCTTACTTCAATGAATCTACTGCAAGAGAAGAACGTCAGGACATGACAATTGAAGCTGAATACATGACCAAGTTTGGTATTAATGTAATTTTCGGCGTTGATTTTGCTACTGGCGAAATTGCTTAAGTAAATACATATGGGTGTGGGGTTTATCCCCCCACCCTTTTTAATAGAGAAAAGGAGATAATTAATAATGGCAGAAACTAAGAAGAAAACAACTTCCAAGTCTACTGCAACTAAAAAGTCTGCTGCTAAGAAAGTAGCCGATCAAACGGTTGAATTAAAAAACGAAGCTGGCGTAGAGAATACAGAAGTGGTAACACCTATAGTGGCAGAGCCTGTAACAGTGAAGATTCCAGAAAAGAAGGTTTACCAAGCTAGTGATATGATTCTATGCAAAAGCGTTAGATATGGCACACTTCATCATGTTTCGAAGAAAAGTGGAGATATGTATGAATGGGCGGACTATGGCGATGAAGTTCCAGTTGCATATGGTGATTTGTTAGCTCTTAAGTCAAGAAAATCTAAATTTCTGTATGCTCCATGGTTTTTAATTTTAGACGATCAATTAGTTGAAGAGTGGAAGTTGGCTGACATTTATTCATATTATGAAGATTTCGAAGATGTGGAGGATTTCCTGCAGGCAGGGGCAATCACATTGAGAAGAAAGTTGCCAAATGCTCCGCAGGGCTATAAGGATTTAATTGTTCACAAGGCTGGCGAAATGATCCGACATGGTACTTTGGATAGCATTGCAACAATAAAGGCTATTGATGATATTCTGGGCAAGAATTTAATGGATATGCTAGGAGGAAATTAATGGCTACACCTTACATTACGGTTTTTAACCGATTTTTAAGCAAGGTGACAGATTACTATATTTTCGATTTAAATGATGAGGAAACATATGACTACTGTAGAGGATTGTTAAAATCAGCCCTGGCTGATTTAAGTAATATTGAAGCTGATTTAACAAATGTTGATGATGAACTATTACAGTTCAATGATAACCTGAGTAATACTGAGATCGAATATATCGCATATCAAATGGTATGTGAATGGTGCAATCCTCAAATTCAGAATTCGACGCTAACAAGACAGTATATTGGAACTGCAGAAGAACGTTATTTCAGTCCAGCAAACTTACTTGGTCAGCTTCGTGGATTACGTGACGATGCTTTAGCTCGCAGAAAAAAAATTCGTCGCGATTGGAATTTACAACATAGTGACTACTTTGCAGACTAAATATGGATCTTTGAGAAAAGATAAGTTCGATAAATACAAACGTTCTGTGATAGGCCGGATTTACGCTATTTTACCTATGAAAGAAGAAGGCGCAGAGACGGTTAAGGAATATATCGAAAGCTTGAACAGAGAATTGGTCAAAAATATTGATGTATTTGGACCTTGCGAGCATATTCTCTCTGTTGTCTGTTTGTTAGAACATATCATTTCAGAAGATAATCATTCCGTATATCGAAAAGAAGTACTGCACTGTTGCAGCATAATGTCAAGGGTTGGTGAGGCAGATGTTTGAATCTTATAGAAGTAGACTCAATAAGTCAGGCGGGAGTAACCGTGGTTACAACGCTGAATCTATGAGAATGACAAAAGAAGCTGTGTTTAACGATAGCCAATCCTATAAAGAAGTATGTATAAATGGAAAGAAATACGATGCAAGAATAATTGAAGATGTCGACGATACTGTAAAAAACGGCAATGGAAACTTTAAGATCGAATTCAGATCTGGAGTACTATTTTATCCTGGCACGTATGTACATATTAAAAACGCATTTGGCCATATTGAACCGTGGCTTATTGTAGATGTATTAGATAGCCTTTTCTTTCCAAAGGGCTTAATTAAAAAATGTAACTATAACCTTAAATGGAAAAATAAAAGTGGCGATATAATTTCGCGTTGGATTCATTTTGATGATACATATAAACTATATGATGCGATACGAAACTATGATAACAAAACCAATTTGCCAGAGGGTACATTGGTAATTACTTTACCGTATGACAAAGAAACAGTTGCTATAAATATCGATCATAGATTTATTATCGATGCGCCAGGATTCTCAGAAACTCCAGATGTCTACACTGTATCTAATCGAAGTGTTGCTGCTAGAATGTATGACGACAGCCATGGTGTCATTAAGCTATCATTAACACATGATCAATTTAATCATACTGTTGATAATGCTGAATTGATGATTGCCGATTATTTTGTTGAGGCGGAATCCCTAGAAGAAAAGCCTGCGATTGACATACCGTTAATTTCTGAACGTCACTTAAACATTTCTTATAAGGGCCAAAATCGTATTGTGATGGGCACTTCATTTAAGGAGTATAAGCTGAAATTTACAGATCCCGCAGGAAGACCTTTGCCAGATGAAGTTGGTTTATGGGAAGTAAATGTTTTACCAGAATTTTCCGAGTTTATTATTTACGAAATTGATGGAAATACGTTACGTATAAAAAGCACTTTTAATGAAAATCTTGAAAGTTATAAATTCCGCATCGTAGGTTATAGTGTTGATAAAACAGTCTCAGCCGAGACTCATATTAAGGTGGTGAGTGGTATATAATGGCTAGTGGAAATTCACAGGAAATTATTGAATATAAGCGTTCTGCGATGGCTAAGCTGGCAAGTACCGACACTATCGTAAAAGCATTGAATGCAAGATCATCGTCTGGCGAATCTCTTGAGCCAGGCGATCTTTTTTATACGCATATTTTTCCGTATGCTTATTTGCCAGATACTGTAGAGGTAGCTGGTGCATACATTACTCTCGAGGTAAGTATGCCTAATGTTTCTACTGTAAATTACTTTTTTAAGGATGTTTTAATTACTTTTACTATTATTTGTCATCAAGATGTTATGCGAATGATAGACGAAGAGCCGCTTGGTGCTACTGGTGCTACCAGAGCAGATTATATTTCGGTTGAAATAGATAAGCTGTTCAATAAATCTAAGGGAATGGGTAGAACAGAGCTTGAGCTTGTTTCAAATGTTGAGGGAGCTATCGACCCTGTTCATCGTTGTCGTATTATGCGATTTAAGACCCAGGAGCAAGTTGCTTCATTCTGTGGAGATGATGACTAATGGATAAGTTGGCTTTACTTCGTGGAGCGCCAAAAGAAATTACCCCGCTTATAGTAATTAAGCAGCCTACATTAGAAGAAATAATGACATATGGAGAGCGTAATTATTGGCAGCTTGTTGCCTCATTAACATCGTCAAGTTATGATTGTAGATTTTTCCTTGATGATAATGGCTTTGCTTATGAAGATGTTGAAGACTACGTTGTTTTTTGTATGCAGATTATGATGTTAGAACCGGGAGAATCCGCCATATTATTTGGCGACACAGATTTATATGATTTTTCTCCTGACACTATTGATGGAGAGGAAGTTCTCCTAAATAAGAAAAACGGCGCAATAATCAATCGCTACATATACAACGAAATTGTTGAATATCTTCGTGATTTACATGGCCTTAAGCGAAATTGGCAAGAGGCAGCCAACAGTTTTACGAGAAGATATATCATGGAGGAAGAGAGGAAGGAGCTTGAGGAAAAACTAAAAAATCAAGATCCGGATGACTCTTCATATGCTCCACTAATTTCTGCATTAGTAAACTGTTCTGACTTCAAATATGACTACGATTCAATTTGGGGTCTTACGATTTATGCGTTCATGGACTCTGCTAAGCAGGTTCAAAAATTAAATAATTATAGAAACGTAATGACCGGTGTTTATACCGGAAATATCGATTCGAAGAAGCTACCAAAAGAAAGTAGTACATGGATAGGTGGTACCTCATAAGGTCCATCTTTTTTTTATTCCAAAAGGAGGCAAAATACAATGGCTTGGAATATTGAAAATATGATTATCAATAAGGCAATCAGAGGTACCATGTTCGATAAGAGTACCGATGAAGTATATTTCAGCATTGACAAGATCGCTGATCCATCTCTGGAATGTGGCGGCGAAACTGTATATGCAAATGACGCACAGGGTGTTCCTATTGCTGGCTTTGACAGAAGCAAGACCGCAACTTTAAGTGGCTCTAATGCAATGTTTAACTTTGGCTTAATGGCTGCACAGCTGGGTTCTGACAAGGTTGTTGCAACTGATGAAGCAAAGATCGCAGTTCCTAAGTTTGAGTTGATCAAGGTTACCGATGCTACTAAGATTACTCTGACAATTCCTGAACATCAGACTCTGGTAGATACTTCTGTGAAGTATATTTATTCCACTAATTCTGATAAGAGCAAGAATATGTCTTATGCAAGAGGTACTGCGGCATCTGAAACTGAATTTGCTATCAATGGCAATGAAATTACCCTGCCTACTGGCGTTTTTGCAGTTGGAGACAGAGTGGCTGTATGGTATTCCGTAGAAGCAACTAAGGCACAGCAGATTGTTAACTCCGCAACTAAGTTTGCTAAGGGTGGCAAGTTTGTTCTGGAAGTTCTGGTTGCAGAAGCATGTGACCCTAACAAGGTTTACTATGCTTATCTGATTTTCGGTAATGCAAAGCTGGATAACAACTTCAATATTGACTTTAACACTGAAGCTACTCATGGTTTCTCCATTAGCGCAATGCAGGATTACTGCTCTGATGAAAACGAACTGTTCACTCTGATCATCGCCGAATAAAGGTGGTGACAGACGTGACTGGTAATTTAAATCATAAGTGCATTGTCTGTGGTACTATGTACCATGCATGCGATAATTGTCAACAGGTAAAAACATATACACCTTGGCGTGCTTTATGCGACAGTTGGGATCACTATCAGATTTATCTGTTGATTCGTACTTTTCAGGAAGGTCTGGACACAAAAGAGAATCTTCAGGCGCAGCTGAGAAAGTTAGGCGTTGAACGCGGATCTTATGCTGATTGGCCAGAAGGTACACAGAAACTTTTAAATCAGATTTTCGATACTCCTAAAAGAGTAAAGAAAATTGCGAAAGTTGTAGAGGTTCAGGAAGAAATTCCTGTAGTTGAAGAACTGGTAGTACCAGAGGAATAAATGAATATGAGAGGGACGAATGGGATCATTTTGAAAATTATATCTTATTTAGTCCCTCTTTTTAACAGAACATGGAATACAAAATAATAATTACACAACAAGATGTTGATGCATATAATCAGAAATATTTTGCTGAACATCCAAGAGCTACTAAGCTAAGAATAAAAGCACCGGAACACCCTTCTTTGAATGAATATATGATTGCAAATAATCACGCACAAAACAATCAAAAACAGGCGTGGAAAGATTTCATTGTTTGGGTATTGCAGAGTAAAAACTTAATAAATACCGGTGTAGATCGTTGCGAAATTATATATCGTACTTTTTTTAAGACCAGACGTATTCATGACATAGACAATGTAACTCCAAAATATATCTTTGATGGAATGACAGAGGCTGGTTTTTTGGTTGCGGATGATTACAATCACATAGTTAGGTTGATTACAGAGTGCGGTTACGATAAGAATAACCCACGAATTGAGCTCATTGTAAATGAGATTAGAGAAAAGGAGAAATAATATGGAAAAGATGAATATTGAAATTGCAAATAAATTATTTGAGGCGGTTGTAGACACAATCAACCAGCCGGAAAGTATTATATATAAAGGATTAAATGTTAAGGTACATACGAATGTTCCTTTTACCGAACTGATAAAGTTTGTTGAACGTGTTGTTTATGCGGGTTATTCAGGTGGAGAAAAGAATGATATGCTTTGTGATTTAGAAATTGCTAGATGTATCATTGATGACCTTTCTGATATTCCAATGCCTATGATTACTGGTGACGATGGTAACAAAATTGAAAACTTGAATTTATGTTATGAAATCGTGTTTGGCCAGGGCGGTCTTATTGAGCTTTCTGATGGACTGAGTCATTTAGTTGGTGTCGTATATGAATATGTGACCAGTGAGATCAAAGAACGTAAATTTAGAGGGTCTGCTCAAAACAGGGTTATGGAGAAGCTCCTGGATTTATATGAGCTATCTAAGATGGAGATCAATGATATGTTGACTAATCCGGTAAGACTAGATAATTTGTTAGAGATGGTTAACAGCACTAAAGCAAATTTTGACGTTGTTGAATAAATAGAATGAGAGATGGTTTAAATGAAGACAAAGAGTTTTACGTCTGAAGCAGACCTTATAAAGTTCGTTGGAAATAATTACGATGTGATTGATGCGTACACAGACGATAAGAGTCTGTCTTCGAGGAGATTACATAGAAGTAAAGCTAGTCAAGAAAAAAAGATACTTGGTCTTCCTTATGATATGTCAAGAGATGATATATCTTTTTATGCGAATGAATTGAGAGACATGATATTTAATGAATATGCAAATTATCCTGCAATGAAAACAGTTGGGTTTCGCTCTATGTTTAAGAATTATAACTTCTTAAACGAAGATGGTCTTTATAATATAAACCTACGATTCAATTTCTCCAAAATGTATAAGGAAAATAAATTTAAGGGGAAAGGCACATGGGAAAGTTTTATGCCTATATTATGGGAGTATGGATGGAGCTGGGGATCAAGAAAAAATAATTCTGATGGAAAATATTTTTCCGCAGTGACATCAACAGTAAATCCTAGAGGCGGAGATCGCATGTCTTATGCTTACTTTGCTGGTACACATGCTATATCAGATGCTATTGCTAAATTCAATAAGAAACATGCCGCAGATGGTATTTATGCCAGATTTATGATCGGAGATACAAATATAGAATTATATCCTGGCAATAAACATAAGCCGTATAAGAAAAAAGCAATTGAATTTTAATTTGTAAATTAATACTAATCACATCATTGTTTTTTATAAAATGTATTATTTAGATAAAGGAGTTGTTGAAGATGAATAGATTGCCGGTGATAACTCCGGATGAGTGGCTTCAATGTAATGAATACAATAGAAATATATTAGATGAATTTTTAATGAATTCTCCTCAGCTATCAGATCAAACAAAGAAAGCTTATAAATCCAATCTAATGATTTGGTTTAATTGGGTTCGCAAGAATTTGAATAATAAAGCACAATATGAAATTAAGTCGATTGAGTTCATGAAGTTCCAAAATTGGCTTATTTCGATGGATAGAAGTTCTGCAGATATTACTAATAAGAGAGCTGCGGTGTCTACTCTGAACAACTATATTGTTTTATATTACAGTGATGATTTCCCTACTTTTAAGAATTTTATTGTTAAAGGGATGCCAAAACCTGAGGCATCATTCGTAAATGAAAAGAATCCGCCTACAAAAGAGGAATTTCTGCATATTGTCGATGTCATGAAGGAACGTGGTGATTGGCAGAAAGTTGCATATCTGTTATATACGTTTGATACCGGTTGCCGTAGGGCCGAGTCAGTTCAACTACTCAAAGAGGTGGTTGATTACGAGCCAGTGATTAAAGAGAAAAAAGTGTATAATGAAGATGGTACATATGAAATAAAGACAGTGAAATATTATCATAGTAATCCAACCCGCTGTAAGGGGCGCGGCAAAACAGGCAAGGTACGCAAATTAGTATTTTCTGAGGATACTATGAATGCTATTAGAAAGTGGCTTGAGGTTCGTGGTGATGATGATTGTCCATACGCGTTTGTTACAAAACACGGAAATGCTGCTACGCAGTTATCTCCTACTACACTTAATAAATGGGCTGTAAATATATTCTCTCCTATTCTTGGGCGACGTTTTCATCCTCACATTCTTAGAGAAGCGAAAGCTACAGTTAGTGTAGTTGAAGAAGGAAAGAATATTTCTGCAGTTCAAAGATTGCTTGGACACGAAAGTTCCTCAACTACTGAGATATATGTAATAGCTGATCTCGATGAAGAAATCGACGAATTATTTTTATAAAGAGCAGGCTCAGTCCTGCCTTTTGTATTTTTTGAAGAAATAATTTTTATATTAATAAAAATTCAAAAGCCAGGATTGACACAATAAAGGGGTGAATGAAATATATGGCTGACCCTATTCGTATACAAATAACACAAATCAGTATTGACTCAAATAAGAAGCCAAAAATTTTTAGTACTTTACAAGCTGAGATTTATGGCCATTTATTTGATGTAAAGATAGGAAGTATTTCCTTAGCAGATGCTGTTAATTTTACAAAACTAAGAAAAGATGTTGAGCTTGGAATAAATCAAAGCCCAATTAAAATACTTGTAAATCATGATATAATTCAAAATCAGATTGTCACAGCCGTTAAGTCATCAGAATATATTCTTAATACTGGTGATGGAATTAATGTTAAAATAAATGAGTCTCAAATTCGTTCTGATATTGGCTCTGCAATGCAAGTTGCTATTTCAAATACGGATGCACAGATAACATTACCGGAGATTAATTTAGGCGAAGTTTTTAAAAATTTGGAAATGCCTAAATCTTTTCCAACTGATTTACAAAAAATAATTAACAGTTTAGAAAAATTTACAAATGCATTTGAGAATAGTGGAGCAAAAATTACTAAACAGACAAATAATCTTAAAGCGTATCAGAGTGCAATTAAAGATTTAAGGAAGTCATATCTTCAAAATTTTGAATCTTCTTTGCAATATGCCGATGATAAATCAGCTCCTGAGTGGAAGAAAGCCGCGAGGTTGAACACTCAATCATATAATGCAATTAACGAAAGACTTGCGGAACTAGGTGCGACAAAAGAAATTCGCGATAGCATTGCACAGAGCATCAGACTTGAAGAGGAAAAGATTCGTGCTGCCTTTGAAAACAAGCGGCTTAAGCAAATGGAAGCCGATGAGCAAAAAGAACTTAATGCTCATTTAAAAGAAGCAAATCGTTTATTGTCTGATTACCAGGCAAAATATAAAGCATACGTTTCTTTAGTTGGAAAAGAAGGTACTAAAGAGCATACTACGGCCTATGAACAGTTAGATGTTGCACGAAAAAGATTCGAAGACTTTTTTGACTCAGTGGAGCTACGCGAGAAAGACGCTGACGAGTTGCGCGAAACTTTTGATCGTGTGATGACAAGCTCTCATGAAAAGTATCAAATGAGTGAGTCTAGGACGTTTGACTCTTTAGTTGAACGTTCTAAGGAGTATAAAATTGAGCTTGAAAATTTATTAATTACTGATCGAAAGCTTAAGAATATGACGATATTCGATTCTGATATCGTTAAAGACCAGGATTATGCTGGATATACTAAAAATCTTGAACGAGCTAAGTCAATTCTTGGTGACATCAGAAATATGGATCAGTCCGGCGATTATGCAGGCATTGATAAGTTGTATAAAGAACTTGACGATTTAGTTATAAAAATCAACGCATTTTCAAAGGCTAAGCAAAATGCAAACGCAGCGGTTCTTTCTGACAATAAGGAGATTGATAAGTTAAATAAACTTGGACAATCCTTAACAAGATATTTAAATGATTATGAAACCAGGTTGAAGAGATTCCCTGATTTATATAGTCAATTTATTGAACTTCAGAGAAAGTTAAACAACAATGAGATTATTTCTGCTGATGCTGCTAGAGAACTAAATCGAATTCAGATGGAAGCAAGAGCGGCTGGCGTAGAAGTTGATACGTTATGGCGCAAGCTCAAAAAGGCGTTTATGGCCAACATGCGTGGCCAGCTTGCAAACATGGGATGGATGGCGATTACAACGTCATTTAGACAAGTTTACCAGAACGTCCTCCAGCTTGACACTGCAATGACCGAGCTGAAAAAGGTTACTAATGAGACGGAAGATGCCTATATTCAGTTCTTGGACAACGCTGAGAAGCGAGCTAAAAGGCTTGGCGCTACGTTAGTAGATGTAGTTAACGCAACGGCTTCATACAGCAGGCTTGGATACGATATTCCTGATGCTTCTAATTTAGCCGATGTAGCGATTACTTATATGCATGTTGCAGATGGTGTCGACAGTATTGAAGACGCTACATCTATTTTAGTAAGTTCAATGCAGGGCCTTGGAATTGCAGCAAAAGATGCGATGTCCATTGCAGACATTTATAATGAAGTAAGTAACCGGTATGCTTCTACCGCTGGAGATATTGGCGAAATAGTAAAAAGATCTGCTGCGACAATGAAAGTTGCCGGAAGCGATATCAATGAGATTGTAGCTCTTGGTGTTAGTGCGAATGAGGTTCAGCAAGATGCTGACGTCGTAGGGACTGCTTTGAAAAGTTTATCTATGCGTCTCAGATCTAGCAAGAGTGATTTAGAAGCTGCGGGCGAAGATACAGAAGGAATGGCGGATTCTGTATCGAAATTGCGAGAAGAAATTCTTGCATTAACTGGCGTTGATTTGATGTTAAATGACGATACATTTAAGACGCCTTATACAATATTAATGGAAATTGGTGAGGTTTGGGACGACCTTACTGATGTAAGCCGGGCTAATGTTAACCCGATTGTACAGAAATGTGCATAAAGAACAGATCTAAAACCAGTAACCCCTAAAGCTTGACTACTACAATGCGGATGAAATAAGCTGGCATGAAAGTAACGAAAGTAAAACAACAGTCAAGATGGTATATGGACAAAATCCTAAGTATCGATACAATGGGTATTTGGTCGCGAAGTCTCGAATAGAGATGTGTCAAACGACTATGGCATAGGCAGAAATGCAAAACCAGTACGGCGCAAATTTATGGCGCGGGTGAAATTCCCTTAATTGGAAAAGGTCTGCCCTTCCAGGTAATGCTGAAGGTGAAGAAATAGTCTATTCTTATATGAAAATATAAGGTGTTATTTGATATTTAAATTTTAGATAAATGGATAAAAAATTTGATAAAGAGTATTCAACACAATTTGTGGACGAAATGAAATTTTTACAAGAGCATGGTATTAATTATACTTTTGTAAAAACAATAAATGGGATTACGACATATAAATACGAAAAAACTCCTCAGCTATTTTATTGGCTGAGGATTTTTTATTGTCGATAACTATTTTTTTGATTAATAATAGGTGATTAAATGAAATATTCATATGAGGAAATTAAATCCATGTTTGATGAACGTGGTTACGAGTTGGTTACAACAAAAGAAGAATTAGATGGTATGGCTGTAACAGATAAAATTAAATACATATGCCCAAAACATAGAGATTGCGGTATCCTGTCTATAACGTATCATCACCTGAAACGAAATCGTGGATGCAAATATTGTGGAAGAGAAAAAGCTGCGGAAAAGAGAACAAAGCCACTAGATGAATTCAGAGCAAAGGCAAAGGATTGTCTTGAATCTAAGGGATTAGAATTTGTTAATGTATTTCGTTCCAAAGACACAAATGGCCGTGCGGTGATAATGGTTGAATTTATCTGTCCAAAGCATAGAAAATATGGTATCCAAACTACAAAATATGGAAATCTAATGTTTAGAGAAACTAATGGGTGTAAATATTGTATAGGAAAAGATATTCCAAAGGAAGAAATTTTCAAACAAATACAGGATATTCTGCCGCATATTGAAATTATTAGTGAGTTTAATGGTGTTAGTAAACCAATAAAATATCGCTGTAATATACATAATTATGAAGGCTGGTCTACTTGTCAAAATTTATTGGCGGGAAGAGCTTGTTATTATTGTGGCTTAGAAAAATTAAGAAAACATAATACACTTTCTCAAGATGAATTTGTAGAAAGAGTCTGCAAGATAAATAAAGACATTGGAATCATAGGAGAATATCGAGGATTTGATTATCCCGTAAAAGTACACTGTAATAGATGTGGTAACACTTGGGATGCACCCGTGTATTCATTATATCGTAGGGAGCATGGATGCCCAGTGTGTAATATGTATACTGGAGAAGGCGTAATCTATGAATTGCTTACTCAATGGGGGTATAATTTTGATACGCAGCACAGGTTTAAAGATTGTGTCGATAAGAAACCTCTTCCATTTGATTTTTATTTAGAAGATTATAATATAGCAATTGAGTTCGATGGAATATTGCATTATATTCCTAAAATTCTTAAAAGAGGTATGACCCAAGAAACTGCAGATTATTCACATAAAAAGACATTAGAACATGATTTTATTAAAGAAAGTTATTGCGCAGATAATGGTATAAAATTAATAAGAGTTCCATATTGGGAATATGACGAAGGAAATGTCCCATATTATTTATTCGATCATTTAGTAGAATATGGAGCTATGGAATTGATTACCTAAATATATAAAATATCAAATAACCTATGTCGAGTTATGACCGACATATAATATTAAGTAACGTTGGTGAATTATTATTCGGGAAGCGTCAGGCTTCGATAGGATTTAGTATCCTTGAGAACTATGAACGCGCGCAAGAAATATATGAAGCGACTCTGGAAGCTCAAGGTTCTGCAGAATTAGAGCACCAAAGATATCTCGATTCCATTCAGGGACGGCTCGATAAGCTCACAGCTTCTTGGCAATCCCTGTCTAACACACTCCTGGATGATGGTCTTGTAAAAGACTTTGTATCCGGAGCAACAACAGCCCTCGACGTTGTAAATGCAATCGTCGAACAACTTGGCCTTATGCCAGGTCTTATTGCTGCCGCAGGCACTGTCTGGGCGCAGCACAATAATGTAGGTAAAGAATGTGCCCTCTTACTGAGAGCCGCATAGCAATCAGTAGGATGTTACCGGCCGTCAACCGGTAATACAAAACTTTCAAATTGCTGGAAAAAGCTAAAGCTCCCCTGCCCTTTTGGGAGAGGAAACTCAGAAATAACTGGGGAGATGAGGTATGCTGAGATAAAAGCCGCTTTGTGGTGCTAACCCTCGTTACAATGCTTAATCAGCAGCGAAGCCCTTAGGGGAACGCTCAACGACTACTTGGAAGTTGGAGTCTGTCATCTATAAAATATGCGTTTGGTGACAGGCTTTTAATGGATAGTCTGAACTGTGCCGAGAGGTACAGAGGGAGGATGAAGTGCCTCCCCGCCGTAATTACGATAATCGCCCTCCCCTTCTTTGAGGAGAGAAGGATGGGAAAATATAAGCCGGACATGGTGGGCCGGCAGGTTGTTGCCGGCAACAGAAAAACTGGCCAATTTTATGAGAAAAGGAATGATAAAATGAAAAAGAATTTTTATGAAAAATATTGGTGGATACCACATGTAGCGTCTAGTGTTGCATTGGTTGTATCACTTCTAACTCTAATAGTAAGGCTATTGCTGATATTATAATTGCAACTACCGATAATCCAACAGGAAGCCAAAATTGAAGCATGTTTTATTAATTTACAGAAATTCTCTGTTTTTATTTGTTGCATTTCATCTATTTTTGTGTATACTTAAAGTAAAGACATATATAGAATAAGTTTGAAGGGGGGAATTTTGAATGACATTTAAACCAACTAATGTAGCTTTTATTATTGCGCCAGAAAAAGCTGAAGATTTCCTAAAGTCAAAAGATGCAAGCGCTAAAAAAGCTATGGAGCGTTTTTATGCACACCAGCCAAAAAAAGGCATAAAGACCCCGTATAAAGGCAGTAATGAATAGGTATAGATTTGGCGAAGAAATAGAATACAAGTATAATCTATTAGAGGCTGATGATTTTAATAATCTTCAGCTTTTTAGTTGTGGAAATACACAAATGGATTATCATTTACATAATGAAGTAATTGTAGAGGGTAAGCTTAGGAGTGAAGATGGGCTATATTATAAATTCTACGATGAAAAAACGAATGAAATTTTAGCTGTTGTGTCGTTAGCCACTTCTGGTATTTTAAGACAAATAGGTACATATAGTCATATATTACCTGCAATAAAAATTGATATTTTTGCTGTAGATAAAAGATATCAAAAGATGCATTTCAACGAAGAGTCTCAGTCGTCATATATACCGGATGAACATTATTATTTTAGTGACGAAGTGATTGGCAATATTATAAGACGTTGCATGGAAATTAGTGAAAATTTTGCATTAGCACAATTTGTTGTTGCGTATGCTGATGTGAAAGCTTATCGTTTCTATGAACGAAATGGATTTGGCAATTTTGAAAATTTTATGATAGAAGAACATAATATGGAAGTTTCAAAAAATATTCCAATGTATCTCAATCTTTTTGAATAACGCAAAAGACCAAGCTAAATAGCCTGGTCTTATTTTATTTCCACGTATATCCACAGTTATCACACGCATTAACCATTTTATTCATACCAGCTACACCCGCTACCGCTGCTACATCCAGGAAGCCGGTAGGTAAACACCATAGAAAGGAGAACCGTAATGACATATGAATTAGTTTTACAAAACATGTCAGACTACGAGTCATACTTAATCAAACTTGTCGAATCAGATGCGCTGCTATTAGATAAAGTGTTTGTATTTCCTTTTAAATTCGTTCTTCGGTAGTTAGTCTACGTAGATTCCGACTTTATTTAAAGCCTTTTTGAATTCACGTGCAAACTTAGATGTATCTACAGAAATATCCTCTCCACAATACTTACATTTGTACAAGAATTTTGATGCTTTAAACACATCTTTTGATTTAAACGTTTCGGAACGTCTACATTTTGGACATTCAAGTTCAAATTTAGGATTATCGTCACAAAATGCTTTTAAGTATTTTTCCATGGTATCATCTCCTATTTCCACGTATGGCCACAATCGTTGCAACAGTTAATCATCTTATTAGAACCAACACCGCCAGCAGCAGCGGCAACATCTACGAAGCCAGTTACTGCGGCAGTAGCGATTGCCCTACCCCATTTGAAGCCGCGCTTGGTTTTACCGAGATTAGTGGAGCCGCATTTTGGACAGTGAGGTTTGGAATTATATTCACGAGTGATTTGTTCTGCTTCTTCTATCATAGAGTTATACACCTTCTGGTGTTTTTCAAGATCGTAATCAGTATCCTTAAGAAATTCTTTCGTAACAAATTCAAATAATTCGAAACCATTTTGAGGATCTCTATGATAAACGTCGTAGAATCTATAACTCCACTCATCATCATCGCTGCCGGTATAAATCATTTCCCCTCCACATTCTGGACATATTAAATCCGCACAGCAGTCAAACCATGTTGCTGTACTACATTCTTTGCAAATAAAAACATCTTCAAGTTCATAACTATAACTCATATAATCACCCTCCTCTATTTAGTGATTATATCAAAAATAGTAATTACGGTCAATAAAGTAACAGTTGACATTCAATAGCACTAGCGATATGAGTATTGCTGGTATACTATCTTCATATAAAGGAAACTCAGGCACAATAGTCAGTGGATCTAAAAATATTGCCGCATTAAAGGAATGGAACGCTGCAATTAAAGAAGGTGGAAAAGAGCTAAAACGACTTGGTACGATAAAAAAACAGCTCGATAAAGAGTACAGAGGTCTTGTAAGTGTATTAAAAAAGGAAGCGGTAGAACTTAAAGTTGTTGGAAGAAATGCTGTTGTCGGCGCTAACGGACTCAAAGGCTTAGCTACCGCAGCTAAGCTTGTAGGTAAAGAAATGCTTCTTGCTGCCGGTCAGTTTGCAATCTTTGCGGCGGCAACTTGGGCAATCAGTAAGGCAGTTGAAGGATTAGTATGGCTCTATGACGAGTTCTCAATGTCGATGAAGGCGACGGCTAAGAGAGCTGAAGAATCTGCAGCAGCACTTCAGGAAACTGAATCTGAAATAGAATCTCTTGAAGGCGAACTTGAAACAGTTAGAGATCGTATTGAAGAGATTCAGTCTTTAGGCTCTTTATCTCTAACCGAACAATCAGAATTAAAAACACTTCAACTTGAAAGCGCTGAATTAAAGAAACAAATTAAGCTTCTTAAAGAAAAAAAGAAAATCGAAGAAGCTGAGCTCATTGAGGATAATATCGATGCAATTCATTCGTATGATTATCAAACAACTATCAAAGTTGATTATGGAACTGCGAATGCGTATAATGACTCCCTTACACTTCCTGAGGAATTTGCATATAGAACAGAACAGTTAAAAAAGTATAGAGCTCTTCTTGCAGATTTAACTACCGATGATGAAAATTATGAACATTATCATGAGTTCTATACTAATCAAATCAAAGAGCAAAGCGAAGCCATTACTGAACTTAGCCTTGCAATTGATGGATATAGAGTTTCATTAGATGACATTCCGGAAGCAGAAAAAAACTACTTTGAACAGTTATACGCCGCTGAGAATAAAGCATTATTGGAAAATGGCACAATGTCCATCATGGACTTTATTAGTGCTGGTTTAGATGATAATGGGCTTGAAGAGTTCAATCAGCAAGTTGATGAAATGGCCAAAGCCGGAAATGCAACGAAAGATTCCATAGAGGACGCTTTTGGCAAAACAATCATTCCTATTCTTCATGAAGCCGGTCTTGTTGGGGACGAAGCGGCAGATGCACTTTTAAATCACATTTCTTCTCTTCGCAACGTCGGCGATGTAGTTGAACAAGTCATCGGTAATAACTCTGCTTTCTCCGATGTTCACTCAAAGATTGATAAGATAACTACAACCGGATTTGATATCAATACTGATAGTGTCAGAACTGCGCTTGGCGAAGACTTTACTGCCGCCATGGATAAGGCTGGTGTATCTATCGATGACCTTTGCAGTTGGCTAAAGACTCTGCAGAGTGAAGTTGACAGTTTTACTATCAAAGATATTACGGAAGATTTAACCGCTATTGAAGAGAAAATGGACGCCCTTTCAGATGCATACTATGAGTTTGTAGATGAATCTGGAAAAGTTAAATCTGCAACGCTTGATAGCATTGCAGAAACCTTCGCTGGTCTCGATGATACAAGAGCATTAGAGAACTTTATAAATATTCTTGGTGATTCATCTTCTACTATTTCGGAAGTTAAAGAAGCGCTTAACGGCGTAGTAGATGCATATTTTGCAGAAGAAGCTACGGCTAAACGTTTAACTGAAGCGAATAGAGATCTTTATGAATCTCAGTTAAAGCGACTTGGTATTGCGAATTATGAAGATGTTGTTTCTTATAATTTAGCAGTCGCAACATTAAAAGAGTTAAGCGCAAAAGAAAAACTAACAGACGCAGAAAAAGAACAGTTAATAGCTGCTCAAAACACTGTCGATGAATTAGATGCCGAAGGCGATGCGTTATCATATTTGGCTACTCAATTATTGGATGCAGCAACTCAGACTGCATTATTAGAATCTAAGCAAAATGGTATAGCCGATTCTAATTTCGCATCTGTATTACAGAGTCATGCTGCAGCACTTTTAATTGTAGCAGAAGCTGCAGGTCTCTCTGTCGATAACATTAAGGCTTATCTTGATGCAATAAGATATAAGGAATATTATGAAAGCCATATCGCTAAGGGTGACCGTGTTTCAGATGACGATATAAAACGATATGAAGATAAGTTATCAATCATTGATAAAAATCAAGAAACGGTTGATAAACTACACGATCTTCTTTATGGTGGCGTAGAGACTGATACGACGCCTCAACGTACCAAAGACCAATCCGGAAAAACTGCAGCGGAAGAAGCGTATGAAAAAGCTAAGAAAAAGCTCGACAAGCAGTTGGAACGTAATAAGATTACATACAATCAGTACTATGAATCTCTCGTTGACTTAGGCAACAAGTACTACAAGGGCGACGCTGAAAACATAAATGAGCATTATGCTACATTGGCTGATGTTCGTCGTGACGCTTACGCCAAGTATCAAGGTGACTTGGATAAGAACCTTGAAAAAGGTATTATTTCTCTTCAGGTTTACCATGATAAGTCTATGGCCCTTTCTAAGAAGTGGCTTGATGGCCGCAAGGCTAACGAAGAGGATTACAAAGAAGCTGTAGAAGCTATATATGACCAGATCAACGATTATTGGGGCGACCGTATGTCCAAGATGGAAACCCAGATGGATCGTTGGAATTTGGATCAGACATGGGATCCTGATTTAACAAGGGTAAAAGTCTGGGAAAATGAACTGGCCGCACTGGATGCTGACTATAAAGCCGGCCTCTTTGATTCAGAAAGAGACTATTTTGATAAGCGTTATGAACTGCTCGAAAAGCTAAGCGATGCTCGTAAAGAATCTTATGAAGCTGAGCTTGATTTAATCGAAGAACAAAAGGACTCTATCCAGGAGCTCATTGACCTTACAAGCGAAATGCTCAAACAGCAGAAGGAAGATGAGATCGAAGCCCTGGAAGAACAGGCAAAACTGTATTCTGACATAGTCTCCAAGAAAAAAGAAGCGCTTGACATTACTCGCCAGGAGGCTGACTATCGACGTGAGTTGGAAGAGCAAACTGCTGCACTGACTGAACTTCAGGCAAAGGCCGCAGTATTGGCGCTCGATGACAGTCGTGCCGGCCGAGCTGCATATCAGGAAGTTCTGAAGCAGATTAAGGAACAGCAGCAGACAATTGCTGACACCCAAGCTGATCATACATACGAAGGCAGTATTACCGCCCTTGATGAAGCTGAAGCAGCTTATCAGGAATCCGTCGATAAGAAAATCCAGGCAATCCAAGATTTGTTAGACCACGCCGGCGAATGGCTTGAATATGTGTACTCTTATATCAAGACCACCAATCCATCTAAGTTGTTCGCTGAACTGCGGGACTATAATTATCAGTATGGCTCTGGCATAAATGATACTGTTGACGAAATTCAGAAATCGTCTGCTCAGTTGCTGAGTTCCTTTAATAGCAGTATTCCAGATATCCTTGCTGCCTTAAAACAACAGAAAGAATCTGCTGAAGCAGCTATTGAAGCGGCCGGCAATGAAGAGGACTCTACTCCATCCGGAAACTATAAAAGCCAGATTAGTTCTGCTCTAAATAAGAAGATACAGGCAAGCACAACTGAGAACAACAAACATTCTACCAACCGTGGATTGGTGACTGATATCAAAAAAGAGACAGGTCTTGATTCATGGTATGATGAAAAGAATAAAGTTATCTATATGGGTTCCGAAGGCGACCGCAGGGTGACTGCCGGTGCTTATAACCTAATTGAACAGCTTCGTGAATTAAACAATTCAGGTGGAACGCGCAAAGAAAAAGAAGTCGCCATGGAAGAGATCATGACAAAGCTTAAGCGTAAATGGTCTTATACAGGCGCTTATCTTGAATGGAAAGGCAATACGGCGAAACTCTATAAGAGCAAGGATTTACAGGTCTTCCATACTGGTGTACAGCAAGGTATTGTTGGCGGCAACCAGTCTGGCAACAGACATCAGCGCGAACTACTTGCTATGCTTCAGGCTGGCGAAATTGTTCTGAACCGACAGGACCAAAATGTACTGCTTGCAAATCTGCAGACGCTTGAAACTATGGCAACTACATTAAAGAAGCTTCAGCTGGATACTATGCCGGTTGGCAATGTAGGGGCAACAGAGGTCAACGTAACTGTTCAGGCACCGATTACTATTACTGGTTCTGCTGATGCGGATACATTGAAGGAACTCGAAAAGTTTAAGAAGAATATTTCTAAGGATGTTCTTGGCGAGGTTACTGACGCAATGAAGAAACGTGGATATAGCAGCAACACTGCTGCAAATGCACGTAAGAAGTAAATTAAATATAATTTCAAGGCCATTTAGGGCCGCATATAAGGGCCCCCTTCTCCCTTGGGGACCCTATTTTATTTGAAAGGAGGCTTGACGCCGATGATTTCAAAACCATGTTCTTTTACATTTAACGATGTATCTTCTGAAGATTTTGGCGATGGCCTCGTAATCTATTATCTTGGTGATCCTGGTGGATCTTATACAGAGCCACTGTATACTGTTGATCTATTTGAAACACGATTAACAACACGCCATGACAGTATTTATCATGGGCTAACCGACAACAATAATACTCTGACTAGGGAGTTGGTGTTTGGTTCAACTGATGGTTATCTTGATAAGGAAACTATCGATGCTGTAGCTCAGTGGTTATCATCTGTTAATGGATATTCAAGACTTGTAATTGATAATGATGAGTTGGGCGACTATTTCTTTTGGGCATTATTTCAAACAATTGAATTAGTAAGTAATGGCGATGCGTACGCCTTTAGATGCGATGTTTGTTTCTCAGATCAATTCGCACATGAAGAGCCATATGAAACAACATTTAATATTGCAGATGATTTAATTCAGACTGCAACTGGCGAACCAAGAGAACAGACCGTTCTAAATAACGACAGTTCTTTGTATGACTATCATTATCCACTTGTAACTTTACATATACCTCTTACGTGCGATGAGTTTAGTATTGTTAATATGACAGATAAAAATGGCACCAGACCGTTCTTGTTTAAAAATATTACAAGTTTAAGTGTTAATGATGATAGCAATACTTTAATTGTTGAAATTGATAATCTTAATAAAATTATCAAAAGTCCTAATTGTGATAATATCAAGGCTTTATATAGATGCTTTGGAAATATAGATGAACATTATCATTACTTTTTCCGTTTGTTGCCAGGCGATAACACCCTAATATTTACTGGCACAGGCATGGTTAAGATACAAATGAAGCCAGTTAGAAAGGTGGGCTTTTAATGATTGTGAATTTACAGAATCTAATGCCTGATGGCTTTGGGAAATATGAGCAACCTACCCTTCTTTTGACTACTTTGAGTGACGATCCAATATGTTATATTAGCAATCCGCTCTCATTTACAGCTAAGTTTGAATATAGTGATGTGAGCGAAATTAATTTCTCTGTTGCTGATAAAAACTATGTCGATGGTGAATGGCTCGAGGATTCATCATATGACGAGCTAATCGGTATGAGAAAAATAATTATGGAGCCATATGGCGCGTTCCTGGTTAATAATCCCACCATTAGCGAAGATGACGGGCATGACGGGCGTCATATTAAAGAGGTGTCTTGTCAAAGTTATGAGATTACTCTAGCACATCGCATGATGCCGCCGCTCGAAGGCACATTTCTTTTCAATGACCCGACCGGTCAAAGTAAAGATACAATAACAGCGATTATACTTGAGAATGCTCCTGGGTGGACTTTTGCTCCAATACCAAGTAGTATTTCTAAGAAGTACAGGACTTTTTCTACTGCAGCTCAATCTGTGTATGCTTTTATGAGTGGCGAAGGTGCTACGAGTTATGGCTGCCTTTTTACATATGATACCATTAACAAAATCATTTATACGAAAGATATTACAGACGAAGTTCCTGTGGCGCCAATTCATTTAGACAGATTTAATCTTATTAAAAGTCAAGACATTGAACAGTTAAGCGACGAAATAGTTACATGTCTCAGCGTATATGGTGCCGATGATGTTTCCATCAGAGAAGTGTCCCCTCTTGCTAGTCCTAAGATCTATAATTTAGATTATTTTATAGAGCTTGGCGACATAGACGAGGATACAGCAAAAGCATGGAATACATGGAAAGAAAAGTTTAATATATATCAAAAATTGTTTAGTGATTTGTATGCACAATATTATACAAATCAGCTAGTAGCAAACAACGAAGAAGCAATTCTGGTCGATCTTGAAGGCGAATTATCAGCTATGGAAGCTGTTCTTGAAACTTATCTGACTGATACGACAGGAGATCATACGGAAGATCGAATTGAGTTAGAGTCGAATATGAGTTTTAAGCAAGCTGAAATAGATGTTCAGCAAAATAAAGTTGATGCAGCAAATGAAAAAATCGAATCAGACCTTTCAATGATGGCTGATATCACAAAGAAGTGTTCTTTTGAAAATAATTTTACAGAGGAACAATTATCCGTAATTCAGATGTATATTAAAGAGGATTCGTTGCAAGAGTCTTCTTTTCAAGTAAGCACTGTAGCTGACACTCCTAATTCTGTACAGGTAATTTCATCTAATGATAGATTTTCTATTACAATAGAATCCGGTGATTTATATCGTACTGATGATTATGCAGAAATGACTGAAGATGAATGGGATAAGCTTGATTTAAGTGTATCAGAAAAAGAAGAATTACAGAATACAATTGATGCTTTAGATAACACTTATCTTGGACATCAGTTCTTTAAAATTAATTCAGGGATATGTAATATCTTTAATGAATCGACTACATTTGAATTGTATGGCCCGCTCGTAGATTCTACTGTGTCGTTCTCGGATACCGTAAATGATGATGGAAGCCGAGATTGTATTGTAACATTTGGGTTTAATCAACCAACATGGAATGGTGACGAGGTTAGTTATTCCACTGCCCTCTTCGTTGCATCTGGACAGTTGATAAATTTCTCTTACGATGCAGATATCGATTCTGACAATACAGATACGATGAATTTTGAATTAATTGGCGGAATTATGACTTTAACATGTGATTCATCTATAGATATGCGTCAACATGTGTTGCAGGATTTATATGAGTTTGGTGTTACAGCGTTAAATGAATTAGCGTATCCTGCATATGAATTTGCTGTGTCGCCAGCAAACTTATTTACCGCTTCGGATTTCGAATGGTTTAGACAGAACATTAAAATGGGTGAAAAGGTTTACATAGGTATCGGTGATGATGATTATTACCTCTCCCCTATTCTTACTGGTGTTGAAGTAGACTTTTATGATCCCACAGCTTTAGAGTTATTGTTTAGCAATAGATTTCAACATAAATCAGAAGCTTTTAGCCTTGCTGACTTAATTGGTAAAACCGCGCATACTGCAGCATCTCTGGACGCAAGTAAATTTAATTATAATGCATTTATTGAATCGAATGTTCAGAATGATGTTACAAACTTAATTGAAAATGCTCTTGATCTTTCTGTTAAGTCTATTATCAACTCTGTTAATCAGAATATCGTAATCAATGGTCAAGGCATACATTTACAGAAGTATGACCCAGCTACAAACACATTTGACCCTGGACAACTATGGCTTACTAATAATCAGATAGTATTTACAAATGATGCTTGGCAAACTGCTGATCTTGCTATTGGCAGGTTGGAAACTCCTGATGGTGCTTCTACGATGGGGATTGTTGGTCAGTCTATTATTGGTGAAATTTTCATTGGTAATAAACTGTTAATTGAGGCTACTAATCCCGATGCCAATTTTGGTGGTGACAATATTACACATTTCCGCGTTGATGCTGGCGGTGTAAAGCTGGCAAATGGAGCAATTTATATTCAAGGGCCAGCAGAAGAGCACAATCAAATTATTATCGACCCTCAATATGGTATCATGGCCGGAAATAATACATTGTTTAAGATGGGTGATTCTGATTTTGAATTAGATATCTTAGATGAAAATGGTGATATGATCCGAGATGCTGAATTATACGATAAGTTCGGATTAACTATTCCACCAGGAGCAAAGTTCTATTTTGACGTCAATACTGGCAACCTTGCGTTCCGTGGTGATGTGTATGCTGAAAATGGTTATTTTAATGGTGATGTGGTAGCACAAAATCTAACTATTTCTGATACTGCTACAGTCACAGGACTTGTAGTTGGAAACAATGTAACTATGGGTCCAAATGCAACCATCAGCTGGGATAATGTAACTGGTACTGGAACTGTAATTACGCAAAGTGATATTAAAACTATATCTATCAGTGCCGATCAAATTACTACTGGCACACTTGATGCAAATACGGTAGTAATTAGCGGCTGGATCTGGGATGATGTTGAAGGTAGTGCACCACAAAGAATACTGGGAGTTAATATAAATGATAATTTACAGATAGGAACTGTAAGCAATGCAAATTATAAGGACATTAATATTTATGCCGTAGAAAACATCAATCTTGTTCCATCTGGCGGAGACGATAAAAATGATTATATTTTACGTGCTTCGAGTAGTGGTGTCGATGTGAGTGGCAACTTATCCGTAGATGGAGATTTAGTTGCTACACTTAATGATTTAGGAGATTATATTTCGTCTGGCGATGACGCATATTTTACATCATTACAAGTGTCGAGCTTGGCTGATTCAACAACCACAAGTTCATATCGTATTATGCACACTGGAAGCTCAGGGAAAGTATACGCCAGTGATATTACATATAGCGACTTATCATCTGCTCTCTCTGGTTCAACTAGAAGAATAAAACACGATATCGCTCCTATCTCAGACGAATCACTTGCTCCAGAAAAATTATATGCTATTGATGTTGTTCAATTTAAATATAATAATGATGTTATCGAAGAAGATGATGAAAGATACGATATATTACTACCAGGGTTTATTGCAGAAGATTTGTATGAAATATATCCACGGGCAGTTCATCTGGATTTGGATGGTAAAATAAAAAGTTGGAATCCTATTTTTATAATTCCTCCTATGCTGAAACTCATTCAAGATCAAAAAAAAGAAATAAATCAATTACGTGCAGATTTAGATGCGCTTTTAGAGACAAGGAGTTAATTAATGAATTTGGATAAATTAATTACAATTTATAATACAATGAGACAGATATCCGTTAACGGTGATAACGTTAAGTTGATGAATACCTGTCTGGTCAATTTTGAAGAATTTTTCAAAGAAATACAGATAGCTCAAGCGGCAGCTGCTGCAGAAAAATCTGAGTAATAATAATACTTAGAAGCTTAAAGCTTCTTTTTTTTATTTTTTGGAGGTGGCTAAATGCGAAGAGGTACAACTCCTACACTAAAGTTAATTACAGAGTGGGATTGGAGTGGATATGAACTCTGGGTCACCATTGAACAGAAAGACTATGAGGCTACTTTCAAAGATGATAGATTAAAATTATCTGAAAGCGGCACTGATGTCTACTTGGAATTGACCCAAAACGAAACATTGGCATTTAAAAAAGGAAGTGCCAAGGTTCAGATAAAAGGAAAAAAAGACGGTATTGTAGATGGTACTGATATAACAAACATTAAGATATACGATATTCTCAACGAAGAGGTGATGTAGATGGCAGAGAAAATCATAGGATTGTCTGTCATTGCAGACGAAGAAATATATCTGAAAAAGGATTTAGCGATCAAAGGTGATAAGGGTGACATTTTTGTGCCATCTGTGGACGACAATCCAGAGTCAGATACATACGGGATACTTTCTTGGGAACTTATGGATAACCCACCAGAAGAGGGGATCCCGTCATCCAATATACTTGGCCCAGATGGAAAAGTGTGGCTCCCAAATGTAGATGAGAATGGTAATATCTCATGGATTCTTGAAGCATCACCTAGCAAACCTGAACCTGCTAACATAAGAGGACCTCAAGGGTTTTCAGGCACAATGGTTATCGGTAATGTTATTACTGGCGAGCCAGAATCGGATGTCTCTATCATTAATTCTGGCACTCCAGAGAATGCAATATTAGATATTTCTATACCACAAGGTGTGCAGGGTGAACGTGGTTTTAGGGGTTATACATACACACCGTCCATGGATTCCACGGGTATTCTTTCGTGGAGTAATGATGGAAACCTAAAAAATCCGGAAAGTGTTGATTTAACTGGCCCACAAGGTCTATCAGGTACAATAACCATTGGTGATGTAACAACTGGTAATCCTGGCACGAATGTAATTATTACAAATACCGGTACGGCAGAAAATGCGATTCTAAATATTACTATTCCGCGTGGGAACGTCGGTGCAAAAGGCGAAAAAGGTGAAGGCATTCATATATTAGGAAGCTACCAAACTGTTGACGGGCTTGTGGCTGCTCACCCTACTGGGATACCTGGTGACAGCTACATGGTTGACACTGAGATGTACACCTGGGATGAAATAACATCTACTTGGGTTTCTGCTGGACAAGTACAGGGTGCCCAAGGTTATACATTCATTCCGTCTGTAAGTGAAGATGGGATTATCAGTTGGACAAATGATGGCAATTTAGATAATCCAGCCTCTATAGATATTACTGGTCCAAAAGGCCCTCCTCTCACTTATTCGGACATGAGTGAAGAAGAAAAGATAGAACTTAAGAATGCTGTAGTGGCGGATATGGGTGGATCTTTGACAAATTATGCAACCATCGAATATGTGAATGAGCTTATGATGGTTGATGAATCAATAGAAATCTAACCGGAAGTGAGGTGAACTAATGTATACGATTTTAGTTAATGATGATAATACGTTAATGACAAGTGTAAAAGAACGTATTATGCAAAGAAGTAAACTAGTAGACGATTTATGTTTTTTAGTAAACCCCTTTTATAAGGGATATGATATGTCCCAGTTTACTGCTGTATTGGAGTATTTAACTCCGGTTGGTAAGAAATATAGGTCTGAGATTCTAACATTATCCGACAATCCTTATAAGACACATTTGATGTATACTCTCCCATTTGACACAAAGTTAACTGCTGAGGCTGGCAAGGTCGAAATTCAGTTAACTTTTTCTTTTGTAGACTTAAACGAAACTGGTAAGAGCATACAGCGCGTCAGAAAGACGTCTAAGACTTATATTGAAATTTTCCCTATTACAGCATGGAGCGATATTGTGCCAGATGATGCTTTAACACCATTAGACCAGAGAATTCTAAAACTTGACGCTCAACAAAGGGCTATGGAAGAGACTATAAACTCATACTATGCATATAAGGCTGATGATATAAAGTATGATAAAAGTGCCAATACATTACAGCTGTTATCTGGCGATGAGACGATTGGACAGAAAGTCACTCTAAATGGAAATGGCGGCACAGGTGGCGGTAATGGCATTACAGAGGAAGGTGTTCCGGTAGTAGATTTTAGTGAATTGTTTAGTGATGAAATTACACCAGAAGAACCAGACATTCCATCTGATAATAATGATAAAGATGTTGTTGAATTTTAATGTGGGGTTAATATAACCCCACTTTTTATTTATCTGCAAGGAGGACAAATAAATATGGGTTTATCTTTTGAAGAATCTATGAAGAAGATTCTTGCAGAAAGTGAAGCGGCGGCAGTAGCAGAGCCTGCGACTATGGCAGTTGCGGATTATGGCATTGCGACTGCGGACGTAGGTATCATGACGCTAGATGAGGCACCGCTTATCGCTGCTTATTCCGGTGAGGAATCCTGGATGGAAGATACCAATTATCTTCACTATGCAGAATACTCAGATAATAATATATCTATAATAGATGACGAAAAAAATATTGCTTTAAACGAAAAGCAATTTAATATAACACAAGAAAGCAATTCTCAATTCATTCCGTTTGAAATGCCGAGATATTATGATGGTTTTGACTTATTAAAAGCAAGACTGTTTATTCATTATGTAAATAAAAACGGTGATGAAGATAGAGATGCAGTTGTAAATGTTACTTACTCCGATACCAAGATACGTTTTGCTTGGTTGGTTGGTAAGACAGCTACCGCTGTTGAAGGTAAATTAGAATTTGAAATCGAAGCAATTGGAACAAATTCTAAAGGCAAAGAATATGTTTGGAAGACTAAGCCGAGCGGAGATCAGTTGAATGTACTCCGCTCTCTTTCTGGCAATGGAATGATTAAGCCGGATGAAACATGGATTACGAGCTTCTTAACTCAGGTTACTGAGCAGGTTGCAGAGGCTCAGGCAGCGGCTCAAGAAGCTTCAGCGGCGATTTCAACGGTTGAAGAATATGCTCGTCAGGCTGCAGATTCTGCAGCAGAAGTTTTGGCAGTAGTTGATACCGCTAAAGCTGACTTAGAGGCTGCCGTTGAGACTGCAGTTGTTGATGAGGTATCCGCTGCGCTGTTAAATTACTATACTAAGCCAGAAGTCGATAGTATTATTGCTAATATTGATATTTCAGATCAATTAGAAGAACTGCAGAATCAGATTGATTCTGTGGATGGTTTGGCAAATTTTAATGTTGAATATGATGGCTCCACTATGACTTTTTATAATGGTTCCGCCATCATAAAAGAAATTAAAATAAATAGCGACCCATCTGTAGAATGGACCACTGCTTATACCGCAGGTGTTGATGAGAAAATCTTAGCCGCTAAAACAGAATCAGCGACCGCATTAGAAGAATATAAGGCCACTGTCAACTCCGACCTGGAAAATATTCACTCTGATATTGATGGTCTGCCAGAAACCCTGGCCACCGATTATTACAATAAGATTGATGCGGATGCAAAATTTGCTACGAAAGAGGCTTTAAACACAACCAACACTACTGTATCAGGACTTTCTTCTTCTATAGATACTAATAAGGGCAATATTACTGCTCTTGGTACTAAAGTTGGAGAACTTGAAACTGCTATTAGCGGTATAGATCAGTCCCCTCGCCTCACTTATGATGCTACTTATAATACCGAGGGTGACTATACCTTTAAGTTAGAAGAAATTCAAAACGAAGGTGATTCTGATAATGAAGTTCGTACTGTAAAGGCACAGTTTGTCATTCAGGGTGGCAGTGGTGGCTCTACGACCAGCAGTGTTTTAAAGATTGAATATATTACTAAAACGCCTTTAGTCGTAACGGCTAATGATAAGGCTGAAATTAAATATAACTTCTCTGGCACTGACTCATCTGGTGATGCAGTGATGGAAGGTACTGCTACATGGAAAGTAAATGGAGCTATTGTAGCAACCAATACTGCAGTTGCAGGTGAAAATTTATTTGACATCACAAACTATCTTGGTATTGGAACCCAGAAGGTCAATTTAAGTATCACCGATGACGCTGGTAGTTTAGTAACTAAAACTTGGACAGTTCAGAAAGTGGATGTTCGTCTTGAATCAGATTTCAATGATAAATTAACCTATCCAATTGGGGATATTACTTTAGACTATACACCATATGGCGCGATATCTAAGGATGTTCATTTTATTATGGATGGTAAGGAAATTGGTACGGTTACTACTTCCGCTTCTGGTATTCCTATGGGATATACTCTGCCGGTTCAGTCTCATGGTGCGCATTTAGTTGAAGTATATATGACTGCTACAGTCAATAATAATACGATTGAGTCAAATCATGTACTGAAGGATATTATTTGGTATGATGCTTCTAGTGACGCTCCTGTTATTAGTACTGTATATCAAGATTTTACAGCACGTCAATACGATACTACTAATATTATTTATACTGTATATGATCCTGCAACAGAATCCCCTTCTGTTGAATTAGCAATAGATGGCATTGTAGTATCAAGCCGTAAGTTAGAATCTAACACTCAGACTTGGCAGTTTAAGTCATCTGATGTTGGCACTCATGTACTGACAATTACTTGTGGGGAAACAGTTAAGACACTTAAAGCTACCATTGAAAAGATTGATATTAATCTTGAACCTGTAACAGCAGGATTAGTATTTGACTTTAATCCATCCGGAAAGTCAAATAACGATGCTGATAGACTATGGACGAGCAATGATATTGCAATGACAGTATCTGATAATTTCGACTGGGTAAATGGTGGGTATCAGATTGATGCCAATGGCGATCAATATTTCTGTATTAAGGCAGGCACATCCGCAGAGATTAATTATAAGCTGTTCGAGGATGACGCTAAGAGAAATGGTAAGGAATTCAAGCTAGTATTTAGAACTACAAATGTTGCAAAACCAGACGCTATATTCCTTTCTTGCATAGATAATACTACAGGGTCAGACCATATTGGTATTCAGATGGATGTTCATGAGGCTAATATTTATGCTCAGGCAGGTAAATTAGATCTCTCCTACTCTGAAGAAGATATTATTGAGTTTGAGTTTAATATTAGTAAGAATACTGAAGCAATTCCTATGGTGATGGGTTATGAAGATGGTGTATCTACCAGACCTATGGTTTATGATGATTCATACAACTTCACCCAAAATACACCTCAGATTATTAGCTTAGGTTCTGCCGACTGTGACTTACACATCTATAGATTTAAGGTATATAATACATCTCTTACCGCGAGAGGTATTTTAAATAACTTCATCGCTGATGCACGTAATGCAGAAGAAATGATTTCTCGTTATGAACGTAATCAGATCTACGATGAAAATCAGAACTTAGACCCGGATGTATTGGCTGAAAAATGTCCGTGGTTAAGAGTATATAAGGTGTCTGCTCCTTATTTTACTAACAATAAGAGTGACAAAGTGCCTGGTACTACTATTCAGCAAATTTATAAGGGTGGCGACCCTGTTCTGGATAACTGGACTGCATATAATTCTATGCACTCGGGGCGAACTTCAACTTGCCCCTTGGCTATGGAAACATAGTCATAAGCTTTGCGGAAGAAAACGGGAATGCTGAAATGCAAATCCGAATGGAAGGCTGTTAGTAACGCAATAGTCACATGCAACGCATAGCAGGTGAACCTGTCATAGACAGAATATAATCCTGCCACGAGTCCGCAATACCTAAACGCTAAGGCGCATGGTAAAAAGATATGCTGAACTTATACAAAATAAATAAAAACATATAACACATTTCAAATAGTCATCCACGTGATGGCTTTTTTATTTTGCAAAAAATATCCAATAAGGAGGTGTATTGTGATGGAAGAAATTTGGAAACCGATTCAATATGAAGGCTATGAAGTTAGTAACTTCGGAAGAATTAAAAGTTATAAATATGATAAAGAGAATGGAAAAATTCTAAAACCGAGTCGTGATACAAAGGGATATTTACAGTTGGATTTACGTATCGGTGGACGGAAATATGAAAAAAGAGTTCATCTTGCAGTACATAGACTTGTTGCGATGGCGTTTATTCCAAATCCTGAAAATTTACCTCAAGTAAATCACAAGGACGAAAATAAAGAAAATAATCATGTTACCAATCTTGAATGGTGTACTAATGAATATAACGGTAGATATGGAACGCACGATGAACGCGTTGCACAAAAACGAAGAAAACCTGTTTATTCTATAGATATTGATGGTAATAGAGAAGATTTTGAAGGATTGAGAGTAGCTGGTAGGGCTATGACAGGCAATCAAAGCGATTCTGGAAGTCAGATTCGTTATGCTATTACACATCACAGCGCTGCTTATGGAAGACAATGGTTTTACAGATAAAATAATTGAAATGTTTTTATTTATGCAAGTATAAGAACTATAGGATAAAAAGCCTATAGGATAACAAAATTGAAGGAACGTCCAGTAATAACTATGGAGCTGCAGGCAGAAATCTGGACTTCATTATGAATAAGTCTGGTATTGAAGGTGTAGATCCATACTTTATTTTAGGTGATGGCAGCAGAGTTACAGAAATTAATATGACTCGTACTTCTGTTCCAGTTGCTTATTTAAATGCAAAAGTCAATATTGCTTCTTCAAATAATATGACGAATCCGATGTTGGCAAATAGATATAATGAGTTCAACCCTTATAAGAGAAAGTTTGTCCGTGGCGAAGGTATAGATACAAGCTTCATTAAGGACACCATGGAATTCCATAATTGCGTAATCTTTATTCAGGAGACTAATGAAGATTTGTCTACTCATAGAGAATTTGCAGACACAAACTGGCATAAAACAGCGTAAATGTGCCAGTATAAAACCAATTCTAATATACGGCGAAACCCTGATAGGACAGGCAACGCCTTGGAAAAAAAGATAAAACATAATAATTAAAATCATAAAAAAGAAGGTGATTTAATGAACGAGATTTGGAAAAATATAGATGATAGGTATTCCGTCAGCAATTTAGGCAGAGTCAAGAGTAATTATGCGAATAAAGAAAGAATACTTAAACCAACGCCTGACGTTCGTGGATATTTAAAAGTAGATTTAAGACACGGAGAAAAACGAAAGGGCATGATGGTTCATAGACTCGTTGCTTTCGCCTTCATTGAAAATCCAGACCCTGAAAATTTCAAAGAAGTCAACCATAAAGACGAAGATAAGACTAATAATTGCGTTGATAATTTGGAATGGTGTGATACTAAATATAATTGCAATTATGGCACAAGAAATAAAAGAAAGGGCGAGAATTGCAAAAAGCGTGTTTGTTCTGTGGACAAAAATGGAAATGTAACTCATTACAGTTCTCGTAATGAAGCGGCAGAATTAATTGGCATAGATGCAGCTAGTATTAGCAAATGCTTGAGTTCAAATTTTTCTCAAAATATAACAGCAGGTGGAATGTTATGGTTTTATGATGATGAAAATATAGAACAAATGATTAGAGAAAATAACATCAAAGCAAAGCCATTTGAAAAAGCTGTTTATTCTATAGATGTCAATGGAAAAATCGAAAGATATTCCTCTGCATCACAAGCCCATAGAGAAACCGGGATTAATAATATAACACGTTCTATTAAAAATAACACTTTGGCAGGTGGTAGACATTGGTTCTACGACAATTAAATAAATATTAAATAAAGATGTTTTATATTTTTACCAACAACGACTAAACGAATTGGGCGCGGATAGTTTCCGCGTATGTAATAGTCTGATCTCACGAAATAATCCTATAATCAAGAAACGTGAGAAGAGAGGTCAAGTGTAAAGACACTTTCGGAAGCACCTCTCTCGCCTGCTTTATGCAGGTATAAATAACTGACTACCGACAGTTATTAGTAACATAATGTTTTACGCAATCGGTAACATCGGTGACTCTAAGAAGACCGATAAAACTCGTCTGACAGATATCAACGATAAATACGAATGCTGTGTAGAAATCATGGATGTAGAACTTCCACTGTCTGATTGGCCGGCTAATACTATGTATAATGCCATGGGTTATAAGGTTGATGAAAAGACAGAAGAAAAGATTTACACATGGGCAAAGGATGAAAATCTTGGTATTCTGCATGAACTTATTGACGGTGAATATGTACTAACTCAGGACGAACATGTTGATTTAACTAAGACTTACTATGTAGATATTCTTGAGCATGATGACTTCAGCGAAGATTTCACTTATGGATGGAGATATATCTATGAATGTGATAACGATGAAGAAAATGAGGAAGTTTTTGATTATTGCAAACAAAAATGGATCGATCTTTACAGATTTATAACCACGTCTACAGACGATGAATTCAAAGAACACTTTGAAGATTACTTCGTTAAAGATTCTGCGTTGTATTATTATCTGTTTACTACGAGATATTGTATGATCGACAACAGAGCAAAGAATTCATTTTGGCATTATGGTAAAACTGGAGAGGTAGATGCAGATGGCAATCCTATTCGTAAGTGGGACCTGTCATGGGCATACGATTGCGATAGTTCTCTTGGCTTGAACAACTACGGTACTCAAGTATATCGTTATGGCCTCGAAGATACCGACGTAGACGAAAACGGTGTTGAGGTATTCAGAGAATCTGACAGTACTTTCTTTAGTAGAGTACGCGACCTCTTCCCTACCGAACTCAAGGTTCTGTATAATACTCTTGAATCAAAGAATGCTTGGCACGCAGAAAGTTTCATTAACAAAGCCGATGCATGGCAGAGCGAGTTTCCGGAAGAGCTGTGGAGAATTGATATTGAAAGAAAGTATCTTCGTACTTATAATGAATCTTTCATTAATGGTGAAGGTGATTCTCAATTCTTGGTTAATATGGCAAACGGCAAGATGAAATATCATCGTCGTCAGTGGGAACGCAGTCAGGAAAAGTACATGGCGTCAAAATATCAGAGCTCTACCGCTTCCTCTGATAATGCGGTATTCCGTTGTACCGTTCCTACCGGTGAAGTTGTCGTTCAACCAAATTATAGATTAAAATTAATTCCTTATGCGTACATGTATCTGAATGTTAAATATGGCACTCAAAGCCCTATTCAGTTACGCGCAGTTCCTAATGTAGAATATGAAATTCCATTTGAAGGGACTTCTGCAGACATTATTGATGTATATAGTGCATCATTAATCCAATCCTTCGGCGACCTTTCCACCTGTTATCCTGCTACTGTAGATACCAGTAAAGCGTCGAAAATCAAAGAGCTGATTATTGGTAACAAAACTGATGGGTATGACAATCCAAGTTTAACTACTTTAACTACAGGTGCAAATTATTTGTTGGAAACTTTGAACGTAGAAAATGTATCTGGTTTAACTCAGGCTTTAAATCTGACAGTATTGAATAATTTACGTGAACTTCATGCACATGGATCTAATATTGGCGGCGTTACATTTGCCAATGGTGGTCGTATCGAGATTGCAGAATTACCTGCCATCGGTGCTTTATCAATGAAAAATCTGGCATACTTATCAGATTTGAACATTGTTTCTCTTGATAAATTAACAACCGCCACGATTGAAAACTGCAACACTATTGATATTAAAGTTCTATTAGAGCAAGCCACAAAGCTTAACCGTGTCAGAATAATCGGGATTGATTGGGCACTGGATGACACTTCCCTACTTGAATCTATCTATGATATGGCCGGTATCGATAAGAGTGGCTATAATATTCCGCAATCTGTATTATCAGGAAAAGTACATGTTCCTGTAATTAGACAGCAGCAGTTATACAATTATCAGCAAGCTTGGTCTGACCTTGAAATCACGGCAGACACAATCATTGAACAGTTCCCTGTTACCTTTGTAAATGAAGATGGCACAGTTCTGGATGTTCAGTATGTTGATAAAGGTTCTGATGCTGTTGACCCTATTACAAGAGCTGATAATCCAATTCCTACTCCAACAAAGGAAAGTTCTATTCAGTACGATTACACCTTTGATAAATGGGATTCTGTGTTAACAGGTATTTTTGCGGAAAGAACGATTACTGCAATGTATGCTGAATCTATTAGATCCTATACTATAAAGTATGTGTCTAAAGGTGTAACTCTTCAAGAATCTACAGGTTTATACGGTGAAAATGTCATCTATGAAGGCTCTATTCCTACATACACTTTAGAAGAAAGTGCTTATACCTACTATTTGTTTAATAGATGGGATAAGAGTGGATTTATTGACGGAGATAAGGTTGTTAACGCAATCTTTGACTCATTTGTATATACCCCTACTGCTTTAGAAGGTAAGGAATTAGCCGACATGACACCAGTTGAAATTTATGCATTGACCAAGCTTGGACTTGATACGGTTACATCTGTAGACATTCAGGATGGCGATGACTACTCTTTTACAATTGGGTATGATGTTGATTACGATGATATTGAATCCGTAAACATCATTACAGAAAAGACTACATTTACTGGATCTAATTATATTGATACTGGTATTCAGTTGTTTGAAGAAGATAGAGATTTTGTACTGGCTGTTGATTATAAGATGGCTGAAGGCAATACTCTGAATAATGTTCTGATGCAATGTTTCCAGGCCAATGGATCTAACGGTATTAAGTTATGGTATAACTCTGGCGTAAAGTTTACATGGGGCACTGCCTCTAACGATGCTGCCTATGTTGGTAAGAGAGAAATGTTGGTTATCCGCCATAAGAAAGGCGAAAATAATCTAACTATCTACAACTCTAATTTAGATGGCACTACATTTGTAACAGTTGAATTGGAACGTAATAAGTCTACTTCGACAACAAGTACACTTGTATTTGGCTGTGCAAAAGCAGACGATGGTGCATACGAAAACTATGCAACTGGAGACATATATTGGTGTAAGTTATGGTATAAGGATCTCGGAGAAAAAGCATGTGAAAAACTTTCTAGCTGGATTCATGAGGATATTACACTTGAAGTATGTGGATTTAAGAAATATTACTTAACTGAAAACCCATCAAAGAGATGTACATTTAGTATGCTAGCAACTCATTTGTTAGATCGTAACAGACGATATAATGCAAACAACAGTAATGTTGGTGGTTGGGCAAGCTCAGCATTAAATGCATACTTGAATGGTCGGTTATATAATGCACTGCCTGATCAGATGAAGTTATTAATCAAACAGGTTACCGTATCCTCTTCTGTTGGCCAGCAATCTACAGAAATTAGTACGTCAGAATGCTATATTACTGTTCCTGCCGTAATTGAAGTGACGAATGATTCAACGTTAAATATAGATCCATATATTTATGAGGGCACAACCATCTCATATATGATTTCCAACGATATGAGAAAACGTGCTTATGTGGATGGTAACTACGGTGCTTATTGGCTGCGCTCTCCAAATGCAGGCTACGCAAATAACTATGTATATCGTGTTGAAAATGATGGTTCTATATACGGATTTAGTAATCCATCAAACTCCCTTGGAGTATTAATTGAAATATCTATTTAAGTCTATGAGGGTGTCATCAAGACACCCTCTTTATCTATAAAGAGGTGCATAGAATGTTCTGGAAAGTTTTATACAATGGCAGGGTCATCGATGTACTGAACGAATTAGTGTATTTAAAATATCAGGAAAAGCACAATCGTATGATTTTTTCTGATGAAGAAGATGCACAGGCGATCTTTTCATCTGACCGAACTAAAATTTGGCACGAAGAAACATTATATAACATTCCTGTGCCGGGATATGACACTGTCCGTATTGAACCAATTGATGAATATGAATATCGTCAGTTAAAAATTCTCGATGGCAAAACACCACAAGAAATTATTGACGCTTTTGTACTTGAATTGTTAAAGGACGGGATGTTATAAATGAGACAGGTTGTGGAATCATTATGGCGGTTACTTAATGAAGCACACGCTATTGAAAAGACTATAATCATTGAGCTTTTCGAAGAAGGCCAAATTACTGAAGAAGAAAAAAATTATATTCTGAATATTGAATGTATTTAAAATAGTTTAATCGGAGACTGTGAGGCTTAAACGTCCTTGTAGTCTTCTTTTTTTATATTTCTAAGGAGGAAGATATATATGGCTAATATGTCAAAATCTGCTTTCGGTTCCAAGGAAAATATCGAAACCGCTAAGGCGGCTGGCGCAATTGATGCGTATGATATTTTATATCTGGACAACCAGGAAATTGGTTGGATTAACAAAGAAGGCGAAACTGTAATCTCCACTACTAGAACACAGAATGACATCGAAGTAAATGGTGTTACAGGTCTGGGTATTGGTAATGGTGAAACAATTCCTGCTGGCACATCTGTAGATGATATCGTAAAGATGCTTGTGCAGAAGGCTGTTCCTGCAACTTACACAAAGCCTACAATTGCATTGGCAAATAACGGCGGTCAGGCTGCTGGTAACGTTGAAGCAGGTTCTTCTATTACCCCTAAGCTAAAGGCTACTTTCACAAAGAATGATGCTGGTGCTTTATCTGCAATTTCTATTAAGAAGGGTACTGATAGCGTTGCAGATGGAACCGCGTCTCCGCTTACCTATGACGGAGAAGCTATTGTGATTGGAGATGAAACTATTTCCTTTACTGCTTCTGCGACTTATGGAGATGCGCCAGTAAAGAATAACAATCTTGGCCAGGAATCTAAGGAAAATTGGTTTGCTGGTGGCACTATTAGTTCTAGTGCTTATTCTATTACTGGTAAGAGAAATCTGTTCTACGGTACTGGTGTGGGCGCAGTTCCTGCTCTGACTTCTAGCGTAGTTCGTGGTTTAGCCAATAAAAAGTTAGCACCGACTCAGGGTTACAGCTTTAATGTTAATGTAGCAGTAGGCCAGCAGTATATTGTTTTTGCATACCCTGCTGATCTGAGAGATGTTAACAATGTAACTTATGTTGAAGCAAATGACGGCGGTATGGCAGGCAACTTTACCAAGACCACTATGGATGTTGCTGATGCTCGTGGCGGCGAAAATGGAATGAAGTCTTATAAGGTTTATACTTATGCTATGGCGGTTCCAGCTGCAGCAACTATGACATTTAAGGTAACTATTTAATTTATAGGAGGTAAGAAAATATGGCTACAATTGATAGCAAGAATTTACTCGTATGGGTAAAGGCGATGTCAAGAGGTCAGGCTTTACCTCTGGACGCATCTGAAGTTCATGATAGTTTTGCAGCTGCGGAAACTTATGCCGCTTCTGCAACAGCTTATGCCGGTCAGACTATTAAGGCTCTGATGGATGATGGTAAGTATCATGAATATATTATTCAGCCAACGGCATCAGGTTTTACTCTGGAAGAAGTCGGTGCAATTAAAGAATCCGATCTGAAACAATATGTTCAGGTTGTTGAAGCTCTGCCTGAATCCGGTCAGGAAGAAGGGGTTCTGTATATTGCTGATACTACTGGTTCTATTTGGACAGGTTCTGCTTGGAAAGAAGTATTCCATGATGTAACCGCTGATATTGAAGCATTAGAAGAAGCTATTGGTGACGAAACTAAGGGTCTGACTAAGGCAGTAGCAGATAATAAAGCTGCTATTGATGCTGAAAAGGCCGCAAGAGAAGCCGCTGATAAAACTAACGCCGATGCTATTGCAGCTGTTGACGCTAAGTTTGGTACTCTGACTGAAGGTAAGACAGTTGCTGAAATGATTGCTGATGCTCAGTCTGCTGCTACTTATGATGATACTGCATTATCTGGTCGTGTTAAGACTATTGAAGATGATTATCTGAAAAAGGCTGACAAGGATGAACTAGCTGGCAATATCAAGACTAATGCAGATGCAATTGCTGCAGTTAAGGAAGATGTAGATACATTCTTCAAGGATGCTGATCTGACTGAATCCGCAAAGGATACTCTGAAGGAAATTCAGGAATATATGAACTCCGATGCTGGTGCGGCAGCTGAAATGACTGCATCTATTCAGAAGAATGCTCAAGATATCAAGGCTATTAGCGATGATTATCTGCAGTCTTCTGATAAGACTGAGCTGCAGGGCAATATTGATGCACTGTCTGAAATTGTAGAAGGCAAGGCAGATGCAGAACATGGCGTACACGTAACTTATTCTGATGCCGCTCCTGAAATGGATGGAGAAGCTTCTGCTGGTGTATCTGAAGCCGTTGCACGTGCTGACCACAAGCATCCGGTTGATACTTCTCGTGCTTCTAAGTCTGAATTCGATACTCATGTTGGCGATGCTGTTGCTCATCTGACTGAAGCTGAGCATGTTAAGTTAACTGGTATCGAAGAAGGCGCAGAAGTAAACGTAATTGATTCTGTTGATGAAAACGAATTTATTATCGAAGATCGTAAGCTGAGTATTCTGCAGATTGCTATGAACAAGATTACTGGTCTTGTGGAAGCACTTGCAGGAAAGGCAGATAAAGCTACTACTCTGGCTGGTTATGGCATTACAGATGCTTATAATAAGACCGAGATCGATGGCTCTCTGCAGACAATTACCGATAATTTAAATACCAAGATTTCTGCCGCTGACGTAGATACTAAGATTGCTGAAGCTAAAGAAGAAACTCTTGAAGAAGCAGCAACAGCATCTGATGCCGCTCTGGAAGCAAGAATTGGTGCCATCCCTGAAGATACAACTATTCAGTCTTACATTGATACCGCTATTGGTTCTGGTGGTACAGCGAGTGCGCAGGCAATCGCTCAGGCAAAACAGGAAGCAATCAACACTTCCAACACTTACACAGACACTCAGATTGCGGAAGCACTGACTATTACTGAATTTTAAAATAAAATGGAGGTTCGCACATGGCAGATACTGCAGTAACTACAATTCTGTCAGTTTGTGCTACTACCGGTGAACGAGTTAAAGAGCTGCCTGTCTCAAACGGGCAGCTTATTTTCGTTCAAGATAAACATAGAATTGCCCTTGATTTTAACAATAAACGTAGATTTTATAACCAAATAGAGGAATTATCTACTGACTACGCACGGTCCTCCCTTCTTGCCCCGGTTTCTGGCATGTATTATTTCGTTATAGAAACGGCCGTGTTATGGACTTATCAAGAGGGTGCGTGGGTTCAGATTACTTCACGACCAGAAGAAATCATGTTTATCGGTGAAGAACTGCCAGAATTAGGACAAACAAAGACACTGTATGTAGATTCAAATGACAAAGAGATATCGATTTGGGATGAGTCTGCAGGTAATTATGTAGTGGTTTCTGATTACACAAAAGAAATTACTGCTGATGATATTGAAAATCTTTTTAAATAATGGAGGATAAAATATGGCTGTTGAAAGAAAGTACTTATCTTTAGATAAATTAGGTCTGTATGATGAGAAAATTAAGAAAGTCATCTCTGATGGTGACTCTGCTACACTGAAGTCTGCGAAGGATTATGCTGATGAACTGGCTGATAATTATGATGCTGCTGGTGCAGCTGCTACTGCTGAAGCAAACGCTAAGAAGTATGCAGATGAACAGGTAGCTGCTGAAAAGCAGAGAGCAGAAGCTAAGGAACAGGCTAACGCTACTGCTGCTGCTACTGCTCAGTCCGCTGCTGAAGCTGCTCAGGCTGCTGCTGATAAGGCTCAGGAAGATGTAGATGCATTAGCTGGTAAGGTTGGTGCAGTTCCTGAAGGTTCTACTGTAATGGGTATTATCGAAGAAATTCAGGAAGATATGTATGATGATACAGAAGTTAGAGGTCTGATTGCTGGCTTAGAATCTAATAAGGCTGACAAGACTCAGGTTGCTTCTGACATTGCTACTGCTAAGACTGAATTAGAAGGTAAGATTAATCTGAAGGCTGACCAGACTGCTCTGGATGAAGTTTCTGGTGTTGCTAATGCAGCTGCTACTAAGGTTGCTTTAGAAGCAGAAGTTAAGAGAGCAACTGACGAAGAAGCTAGAATCGTTGGTCTGGTAGAAGCAGAAGCAGAACGTGCTGCTGGCGTAGAAGAAGATTTCGAAAGCAGAATTGCTACTATGGAAGTGTTCTGGGATACTACAGAAGATGCTGACGGTGTAGTTAATAAGCTGAAGGAAATTCAGGAATACATTGCTGGTGACGAAACTGGTGCAGCTGAAATGGCTGGTAGCATTCAGGCTAATACTAAGGCTATTGAAGCAATGGATAAGGCTTACAAGGCTGCTGACACTACATTACAGGGTAATATTGATACTCTGGCTGGTACTGTAGCTACTAAGGCTGCTCAGGCTGATTTAGAAGCTGCTGTTGGTAGAATTGGTACTTTAGAAACCGCTTCTGCAAAACATGCTTTAGCTGCTGATTTAGAA